CGTTTCAACAGGATAAGAATAGTATAGATTTTTTCTATTCTAATGGAGTTGATACTTCCCCATGTTCTATGGCAAGTGGACATGAACAAAAAATACTTGCTATGTCATTTCGGATAGCACTAACATCATTAAATAATATTGGTTTAATGTTATTAGATGAAATAGATGATGCAGGTTCATCAGAAAGAGGATTACAACTTTTTGAATCTTTACTAAGTAATGTAAAAGATACACAACTTTTTGTTATTACTCATAATGATGAAGTAAAAGAATTTTTAACTCAACAAAGAGGTAGTAACACTTTTAAAATAATAGAAGGAAAATTAGAATAAGGAGAAGTTAGCATGCAAGAAGAACACAGGTATTTTATAAGTTACTATATGGATAAGTCTTTTCACAATAAAGAAATAATTCATAAAACTATAGAAACAATAGAAGATATTAAACAAATAGAATTATCATTAAGTGAAAATAGTTGTAATGCAAAAATAGTATATTATAGAATGTTTTAATATTAAAATACAAAAAAGAGGGGGTAATGGTGATATTAATTTATAATATTATATTTGATTGTTTTTTATATTTAAGTATATCTTTAGGTTTTTTTAAACCTGAATATAGTTTTTTTTGTAATTTTATTATATATACTATAGTAATATTATCTTTTATCGGAATGATAACTATTTCCTTTGAGGATAAACAAAAAAATAATTATATAGAACATCTTGATATTAGAATATTTTTTTTATTATATGATTTTATTACTGATATACTATTTCTAAGCGGATTACTTTTGTTACAACTAAAATTTTGTTTTGCATTATATTTTATAATTTTTTTATTAAAAATTATAATTAAATATGAATATATTTCAAAAATAGAAAAAATAAAAAAGGAGAATTAAAGTGGTAAAACTTAAAAAACAACAATTAGCATTTATGGATGTATATCAATTATGGTCTAATAGAGATCAGGCTTTTCTATTTGAAGGTAATAAGGAGACTTGTAAAATTATAGTTTCTCAATCATCAGATAAAGGGATGTTAATAACTGAAATTGATTATATTGGAGTAGAAGAATTTAAATTTAATTTTGATACAGATACATTTGTAGCTCTAATTAAATCTTTAAAAGATGATACTGAAATTACAATTACAGAAAAGGGTATTGAATTTAGTGGTAGTAAATATGATATAAAAAATTATGATATATTATTTGAAGATATAACTAATTTTCTTAATCAAGTAAAGGTAGAATCTGGTAATAAAATTAAATTAGCTGATATTGATAAATTTAATTATGTAAAGAATAGTATTGGTGGAGAAGGTCTTAATACAGTATGTTATCAGAGTAAACATTTTGTAACTTCTGATAGAATCAATTATACATCTTTTGTAAAAACTTCGTTTGATTATGAAAAAGATTTCTATTTTTCATCAGATTTATTTATATTATTTAATATCATGGGAATAAAAGATAAAGAAATAAATGTATATGATAATTTCTATTCATGTAAAGTTAATAATACTTTCATACTTATAATGAATAAAAAATATATATTACCTAATATGTTTGATGAAAATGTAATTGGTATGTATAGTCATCCTTTTACATTTGAAGTAAGTAAACAAGAAATTCAAACAATTCTTAATCGTATGTCAATAGTAGCAAAAAATAATAAAGAATCAAGAATATACCTTGAACTTAAAGAAGGAAAATTGATCATACAGAATATAGATAGTCAATTTGCTTCTGAAAATATATCAGCAACATTTACACCTGAGATAGAAAATGTTAAAATACCAATTTCAGTAAATTATCTTTTAAAAATAATAAGTCAATTCACAGGTAATTTAATTAGATTTTCTTGTACAAATAATTCAGATGATTTTGTAGCAATGAAAATAGAAGATGAAACAAGTTTTAATTATTATGCTCTAAATCTATTGGAGGGATAATAATATTAAAAATAAGGAGAAAGTAATATGAAAGTTAATAAGTGGTTAGAAAATCCTGAGTTTATAGATAAAATAGCATTTAGGGATAAATACTACCTAGAAACGCTATTATTTAAAATATCAGCATTTATAAAAAATGCACCTGTTCCTATTCTAAGTAGTTTTGATAATTCTCATGGATCAATTTATCTTACAATAGGAGATCATAAACAATTTTTTCAATTAAATACTGATATAGCATATTATGATATGATTACACTTATGAAACATTGGTGTATACAATTCTTTCCTCAATATGAAATAGAAGTAGAAAAACAAGTGGAATATACCGACGAAGAAATTCTAAAAGATCTTGTTGGTATTCAAAAAATGAATCTCAATGATGCTATACTTGAAAGAAAAACTGTTAAATATCTTGAAAAAGGTATTATTGAAAAAGTATTCTTTGGAGATAATGAAAATAGAGATAAATTTGTACTTGATATAAATGGAGAAAAACAATTACGTTTAACAGGTGATATTGTTAAAGGTATTATAATGCCTATCTCAGAATTTATGGGAGGGATTAGAAAATTCTCAGAAGAAAAAGATAAATATACTCAACAAGATGTTAAAGATTATATTGAACTTAATTCCAAATTTATAAAAAATCTAAAAGAAGAAAATGAAATCCTTATAAATTATAGTGGAAGACAAATGATGAATTTTCTTCATATAAATTTCCAAGATCTATATCCTAAAGGAGAAGAAATTATTCAATTAGAGGATTTTGTTTTTACTTGGGGTAAATTTAAACTTCTCTTCAATAGCAAAATACTTATTCAAGATTTTATGAATGGATATCATAAACTAATTGCTAAAAAATATTTATAAGGGGTAGTCTTCATGAAATTGAATGTAGAAGATCTTCCTATATGTGAAGAGGTAATTACTGGACATTTCTACTATAATAAAGAGGGTGATAAAATTGAAAAAGGGGATGTAATACAAATTATTGCCCCTAAATCAAAATTCCATAAATGGATATGTATATTTGACTATATTAATGATAATTCTATACATTTTATGTATAATTCAGGTGGGATAGGTCTATTTCGTAATTATATATGGCCAGGATATGAATATTTAACTTGGGATGATTTTAGAATCGTTAAATTAAATTCTTTAGAAGAAGCTGAAAAATAGAAAATATTCACAAGGATAAATAATTGTATATAATATCATTTGAAGATAATCAATTTCTTATTGAACTAAAATTCTCAGAAATGGTGGATAGAGAAGAGTATACATCTGAAACTGATTATCTAAAATTTCATTATATTAGTTTTAATCATGAAAAAAAGAAATGGGTTGTTCCATCTAATAGAATACAAGAAATAATTCTTTGGATGGAAAAAAATTTTAAAGAATATGAGATAAATGATGCATGTGCTAATCAGTTTCTTATATTACAAAATCAATATACTAGAGAAGTTGAATTTTTTAGAAATAGAAAATTTGATAATAGTATTTTAAACGAAGACATAAAACTTAAAAATTTTCAAGAAATTGGAATAAATTGGAGACTTCAAAGATCAAAATACCTAGATGCGTTTGATACAGGTACTGGTAAAACAATTTCTAATATTTGTGTATTTTCTTATCTCTATAAAAATGATTTAATAGATGGTATTATTATTTTAGTTCCAATAGGTCTTTCTTATAATTGGCAAGAAGAAATACTTGATAAAGTAAATGTATTTACCAAGGATGATATACAAATAATTGATAATGAACTAAAAATTCAATTATTTGGAAAATTTAAAGATAAAAAAATACTTATAATAAGACATGATCTATATGCAGATTGTATAGCTTCTTATAGAAAAGATTATAAATCAAGAAAATCACTTAAAGATCTAAAATGGAAAACTGCTGATTATGCAGATATAAAAAAAGGATGGGATAAGAAAAGTCTTTTTCTTTGTATAGACGAATGTGATACAATTAAGCATACTGATTCTATAAAAACTAAAGCTGTATTTTCTACAAAAAAATATTTTGATTATTTAGCTTTACTTAGTGCAACACCTTGGATTAATGGTATTGAAGATAGTTATTCACCCTTAACTCTTATAGATCATTCAATAATTCCAATGGAAGAAAATGCTTTTAAACTTTGGATATCTACCTCTATAGGAAATAAATGGGATAGATATGCTATAAATAATTATAATACAGAAAATGTACAAAAGTTAATGCAATCTTATCAACATGTATTTATTCAAGTATTAAAAGAAAATTTAGAAGAAATAAAAACTATAAAAATATATAAAGATATTAAATGTCAAGTACTTCCAGAACAAATGATTCTATATCAAAAAATTACAGAACAAGTTATACATATATTACAAGAAGAATATGATCAAATAAGTTGGAAGTTATTAAATGAGAAACTTCATCTAATTTTAGAATGTTTTGATAATCCCCTCTTATTAAAGAAAAGAAAATATAGTGATCCTACTATACATAATATACTTGATAATTGGAAAATAGAAAACGATTCAAAATTTATTTATACTAAAAACAGACTCGAATATTTAATAGATACTTGTGGAAAGAAAGTGGTCTTGTATGACATACATCCTCAGACGATTGAATTACTTGCGGATAAATTTAAAAAATATAAGCCCTTAGTTATTCATGGACAGTTAAAAATTTCTGATAAAGAAAAAGATAGAAAAGAAAAAGAAGACTTATTTAATCATGGAAAAGAAAATAAACTTATGATACTATCCGCTTTTACAAGTAGTAGAGGAATAAATCTTCAATATGGATCAAGTAATATTATATGCTATACTATTCCATTTGATGCAACAGTAGTCAAACAGCTTTCAGAAAGAACCGATAGGGTAAATTCAGTTAATAATAGTACTATTGAATATCTATACTATCCTCATACGATAGATGGATATCGTTATAATAAAGTTATAAGAAGAATGGAATTCAATAGGAATATGGACACAGTACTTTCTCAAACTGATCTAAACAAATTACTTAACGGAGAAAATTATTGAAAATGAATAAAGATATATTTTATATAATTTTGATTTATTTACTTTTAGCTCTTATAAGTAATATTCTCATTTATAATATACTTTAAAAAAAAATAATAGAAAAGGTCAGGTAAACAACATGAAAATTTTTTATATGAATTTTAAGAACAGTGACTTTTATTATTATGTAAAAGTTTCTTTTCTATGCACTATTAGTCTTTTAAGTAGTGTCTTTCTTATTGTTCTATTTATTAAATATATTATTCCTTATATAGGAAAATTTTTAAATTTATGTCTATATAATCATCCTTTAATCACTATGGGAATATTAACATTTTTTATTGTATGGTTAGTATTTTTTGTACTTATATTCGCAATTAGTAAGTCATGAATTATTTTTATTTCTTCTTTTTGGAATACTAATATAATATTATACAACCTATCATTTTACAACTAAGAGGATAAATCATTATATGGCATTATATGAATCAGTATTTATACAAGAAGCAGCTTTTGCTAATAATCAAATATTAAGAGCTGTTAAATTAACAAATAAATTAGTTTCAAGAAGAATAGGTGTAAAATTATATTCATCAGATATACCAGTTGAATTTATAACCTCTAATGGAAAATTCGCTGGATTAGATGTTCTTATACCTGGATTTAAAAGATTAAGATATAATTGGAGATTAGGTAAATCTTCTGAAATAGTTAGTATAGATTTCTGGTTGAAAAAGAAAAAGGGATTAGTTTCTCCTGATTATACAATTGATGTAGAAGGAATTTCTGCACCTAAATTAGTTGATATTATTGCTAAAATACTTAAAGGTAATATTCAACCAGAATTTCAAATTATAGAAGAATCTATTAAAGATAAACAACAAGAAGATATTACCCCTCAGGCTGGAAAACGAGTTACTGATGCAATAGGTGCGTGGGCAAGAACACAGGATATATCAGATGAAAGATTAGAGAATACAAGAATTTCTGTTTTATGGCGGGATTTTCAATTCTGGTTTAATGAAACTGCCTCAGAAGAATTTAGTAATATGTCTGAATTAACCTTTAGAAATTATATATTAAAATTTTTACAAGAAAAAGGATTAAATAATAAATTTGTACGTTCTATAAAAGTACGAAATGGTAACAAAGAAAAAATTATAAATACTGATGATGCTTCAGAAGCATCTTATCAAAGCATTGAACATTTAAAGTTGAGTTTAAATGATAAAATAGATTTTATGAAACAAAATATAATTTCTGTTTTAAGAGGCTACACTAATGCTACGGTAATTTGCGGAAAAAGTGGTATAGGGAAAACCACAATTACAAATCAATTAGCTAAAGAAGAAGGTGTTAAGGTTGTAAATATAAATGGAGCTATTAGAAATCTAAAAGTTTTATATGGATTATTTTATAATAATAATGACCCAAAAACAGTTATAATTTTTGACGATGTCGAAGATCTATTCAAACCAAATTTTATGCCAGTAATAAATGCTGCACTTGATGATCACAATCCAAGAATAATAAGCTTTCCTATGGAAGTTGGAAAAGAAGTTAAGAAGTTTAAACCTGAAATTGCTTTTACGGGGAAAATAATAATTTTGACCAACCTACCAAAAGTAAAACTTCCTAGGGCTATGTTTTCAAGGACAGTACCTGTTGAAGTTACTTCTTCAGAAAAAGAAATGCTAGATCAATTAAGAGTAACCTTAAATGGAATTATGCCCGAAATTGATTTGAAATATAAAGAGGAAGTTTTAGAGTTTCTTGAAAAACTTGGTAAAAATTTAGCTAATATAGATTATAGGGTTTTTAAACGAGCATTAATTTTCCGGATGACTTTTTCACCATCGTGGAAAAAATATGTTTATGCAATGGTATCTTAAATAGATAAGTTACTAATTAAATAGTTGAGAAGATAACGCTTTTCAACTATTAAATATTTTTAGGAGTATCATGTTTGAGTTTATTAGAAAGCTTCAAAGATAAAAATGTATTACAAATAAGTCACCAAGATCTGGATGGTATTGGGAGTATAATAATTGGTAAATATTATATAGAGCCCATAGTAAAAGAATTTAATTTATTTTCAGGGGATTATACTGATATAGAATCTTTTGATTTAGATTTAGTAAACGAAATAGATGTAATTTGTTTCACTGATATTACCCCTACAGTTAATCTTTATAATATACTTATAAAAATGAATAAGATAGTAAAAGTATTTGATCATCATCAATCTGCATATACAACTTTAATGAATATAATTCCTAAAGAAGATTATTATTATAGTACTGAAAAATGTGGAACTAAAATATTTTTTGATGAATTAACTAGGGGTATTAGAGCTTCTAAATGTGTATGGCAATTTGTAGAACTTTGTAATACTTATGATCTTTGGATGGAGTCATCAGCTTTATGGAAAGATGGTAAAGCTCTTCATAATATTTTATGGGGAAGTATGGATTGGGGATCCACTAATAATTTAATAAAATATGATAAATTTATTCAAAATCAAATGGAAAAATTTCAAAAAGGAAAAAATTATTATTTTACTCAATATGAAGACAGATTAGCAAAATCTGCTTTAGAAAAAGAAAAAGAAAATCTTTTATTCGCTAAAAAAAATATACAATTTAGAAAAGATAATGAAGGGAATGAATATGCATATTTTGAGTGTACATCTAAAATATCTATTATAGCAAATTTACTTCTTAAAGAATACCCTAAACTAGATTATATTTGTGCTCACTCAACTTATAAAGATAAATTAGGTATATTTGAACCATCATTATCTTTACGCTCATTAGGAGGAACTGATGTTTCTATTATAGCTAGTCTATATGATTCTGGAGGACATAAACAAGCAGCGGGAATATCATTTAAAGACTATGATTTATTCTTAAAATTTCGTAATGGGGAATGTCATTTAATATAAAAAAAGATTGCACTTTTTAAGATTTTTTAATTATATTATACATAAGGAGAAATACAATGGTAAAGGATATAGAATTTATTGCCTGGATTGATGATAAAAATTGTTTTGCAGATAAAATTATGATAACTGAAACTGGTTCATGGATTGCCGAAATTAAAAACATGGGTGGTTTTAGCGAAAAAGACAATGGTATATTACTTCAATATACTATGGAAAAGGATATAGAAGATAATAAAATTTATGATGGTGATTTATTAGAAATTATTTATTATGAAAGAAAGGGTAATGAGAATCGTGATATACGTATTGTAACAAATATTGTTACAGTATATTGGGGAGAATATAGTGATGGGGAATATGTTGATCGTATAAAATGTTGGATGGTAAGATATGAAAATTCAATTATGACGTATCCATTAAGTGAATTGTGTGTAATTCCTACATTTGATAAATATTTTTATGTTGTAAAAAGATTAAAATCATCATATGAAAAATAAATTAAGGAAAAATAAATGGAAGAAAGATTTTTAGGTAGGATTATTAAGTATGATCCTATTACTCAAATACTTGTATTAAAATGTGATTTTATTGATCCTGATAAACAAAAAATACTAGAAAATATACAACAAGATAAAAATTCATTTTCTTTTTGTTTTAAAAAACCTTATAGAAAAGAAAAAACATATGAACAATTAAAAAAATATTATAAAACATTAAGTACAATACTAATTAAATTAGAGATATTTCCAGAAAGTGATGTAGTAAAATCCTTTGATGAATCCATAAAACAAACAGCACTTTCTTGTGCAGAAATGGTAATATATGATAAAACTATTCCATTAGTTCCATCCAAAGCAAATATGTCTATTGATGAGCTTAGCTACTTGATTCAATTTTTATATAATACGTATGGAGAATTACTTAATGAAGAAGAAAATAATTATGCTTGAAGATGAAGATGAAGATGAAGATATTGAAGATGATATAATAGAAAATAATAAAATAGTAATGAAAAAATCTATAGTTTTAAATGAATATCACATAAACTTGGATCAAGATATATCTTCCCCCGAAATATATAGAAATGTTTTTAATACATTAAGAAATGCTATAGAAGGCGAGGTGATATATTTAAATATAAATTCCTTTGGTGGGTACATTCACAGCATGATCCATTTTGTGGATTGTCTTTTAACTACAAAGGCTAAAACTGTTGCAAATATTTATACAGCCTACTCAGCAGCAGCAGTAATTGCTTTAAGTTGTGATATTTTAATATTTAAACCCTTTAGTAGTTTGATGGTACATTCACTCAGTACTTCAACATTCGGAAAAATTGGGGATGTTCATGGGTATACCACGTTTGCAAGTAAACAAGATAAAGAAATAGCTAATATAGTTTATACCGGATTTCTAACAAAAGAAGAAATAAAAGCTGTTGCAAAAGGAAAGGATATGTGGATGGATAGGGAGGAGTGTATTAGAAGACTAAAAAATTGGAAAAGTTTAAAAAGTAGGTGTTTATAATATGAAAAAATCAGATTCTATTTCACATTTAAATAAATTAAATTCTATTATCAATGGAAGTAAAAATATTATTGATAGTATAGATCAAGGTAAAACTATCAATATAGAAAAATCAATTAAAGCTTCTATGTTAAATAGTATAAAATTAGCAGAGGAATTAAAATATATTATTACACAATTAACAGTAGATGATTATAAATCTAATCCTAATTCTAATGATGATGATGCAGTTGCTAATTTGATGCATATGTTTGGTATGAAATAAGGAGAAAAAATGTCATCTTATAAGTATATTGAAAAAGATGGGGAAATAGTAGCAATACCAGATCCAATTAAAGTACAAGAAGCAAGACAAAAAAAATATCAATTATTTTTAGAAAAAAGTAATTTACCTGAATTTTATTGGAATATAAATTTCGAAGATTATAAAGGTAATATAGAATTAGAACCCTTTAAAAAAATAAAATATTATGCAGATAATATAGATAATGATGATTTTAAATTTGTAAATATATATTTATGGGGTTCTCAAGGAGTACAAAAAACTGCATTAGAATGTAATATACTTAAAGCAGCAATGAAAAAAGGATTAAGAGCTAAATTTATATTAGCTGGAGATTTAATAGATACTCTAATGAAATTACAAGGTTTTTCTTATAAAGAAGATTTATATAATCAGATAGAAGATTTAAAACATAATTATGATATAATAGCTATAGATGATATAGGGGATATACAAAAAAGTATGATGTGGTCTTCTGAAAGTAAAAATTTAATAATAACAGAATGGGATAGATTTTTAAGAAAAGTATTATATAATGGTACTAAAGTAATAATGACTTCAAACTTTGATGTAACTATTTTTAAACAATATTTTGGTGAATCAATTTATTCTCTTATGGAAAGAAATTTTGAAACTATACATTTAACTGATTCAATAAAAGAAATAAGAAAATTAAATGTCTCTGCTGTATTTGATAACATGTACAGAAGATCTACTGCCATTAAATAAAAAAAATATAAATATAGGTTAAACTTAAATGAATGAAACAACTAAAATTATTGATCCCTTTGGAATTACTTGGCTAGACTATCCAGATAATGAATCTCTCGCTGTTATTGTATATTTTCTTGGATGTGAGAATAATTGTGTAAATTGTCATAATCCTACTTTTAAATATCCCGATAATCCTAAAGCTAGAAATGTAACTATTAAACAATTATATAATGATCTATTTGAATTCTGTAAAAAGCACCAAACGTATAAGATTATTTTTACGGGAGGTGATCCCTGTTCTTCTTATAATATTGATTTTGTAAGACGATTTGTAAGTAGTTATGGTAATATATTTAATATATGTATTTATACTGGTTATGATATAGCTGAAGTAAAGAAAAAAGAAATAAAAGGATTTACATATATTAAAACCGGTCCATATAAAGAAGAACTAAAACAAGAATCATTGAAGACTGATGATTATATTCAACTAGCTTCAACTAATCAAGAATTCTATAATAAAAATTATAGCTTAAAATCCCGTAATGGTAGAATGAATTTCTAAAAAAATAAAAAAGAGGAAGTAAAAAATGTATATTCGCCAGTCATATGATGAAAATTTTGAACATCTTATGTTAGATATGAAAGATAAATATCCAAAATCTATTTTTGAATTAAATGGTATAAGTGATGATGATTTAGATCATACTAAATTTGCAAAAAAATATTTTACAAAGAAAAATGTGGCTAGTATATCATCTGATGCTAATGCTAATGTGCAAATAAAAAATATTGCTGCTTTTAATGTAGAAAGGCATAAGGGTTCAGATAAATTAGACTCACTTTTTTTATTTTGGAAAACAGCAAAAAAACAATATGGATTAAGAGAAGCAAATAAATTAGTAGAAAAAGAGTTAAGTAAAGATCTTAATATACAAGATAGTAGTAATTTTTACCTCCCTTATTCATATTATAGTCAAACACCAGTATTACTTAAAATAAATGAAAAAATAGTATATTGGACTATGAAACAATTGTATGATAATTTTTCTTATCTACAAGTATATGATGAAAAATATAATATGCATAAAATAATTATTGATAATCTATATTCTAAATATGATTATGAAGGTTCTTTTATGACAGAAAAAGGAAAGGACAGATTCACGGGTAATAAAAAAAATCTTTGTCCCTATATAGAGGATGTAAAAGAAAAAATAGATATAAAAATTTGGGATAAGGGGAATTGGGTAGGGTTAAAAAAAATTATAAAACACCAACATGAAGAGGATAAAAATTTTATTATTTATCAAACTAATGAGGGTGATTTTGCTTTTGTAACAGAAGATCATCCAGTTATTCTTAATGATAATTCTGAAAAATTAGCTGGGGATTTAGTTAATGGTGATGAAATTTTAAAAAATGATATTTTACCTACTTATAATCCTACAGTCCATATTCCAGATAACTTAGCCTATATTACCGGATTTATTTTAGGTGATGGAAATGTTGATGGTTACGCTAAAAATTGGGATTATATAAAAAAATTTGAATTAGGATCTATTACCCCTAATTTAAGATTATGTAGAGGAGGTAATACTATTATGATATATCAGAATAATGTGAATACCTCTGATATAAAGAAAAAAATAGATCAAGCATTTCCACAAGCTAATTTTTATACTTTAGGTTCGGATAGTGATAGAAAACTAGCTTTTACATCACAAGCATATTCTTTATTATATGGGGATTATTTTAACTGTGGTTTAAAATCCAATTCTTTTTCTAAAAGACTACCAGAAAATATTTTAAATTGGGAAGAAGATTCTTTTATATCTCTATTATCAGGTTTAATTGATAGTGATGGTACAGTTTCTAATGGTAGGGTAGACATATCACTTTGTTCATATGCCATAATAAATGAATTATATGATTTATTACGAATTCACAAGTTTATAAATGTTAGGAAAAAACTTCATGCTGGTAAAGGAAATAAATTGGGTAATAATTTTATTTTTTCTATTTCTTTTAGACCTGATAAAAGATTATTAAATTATTCAGAAAAAATTAAAAATATGGATGTCAAATTTTTTAATTATAATCAAAATATGGATACTACTTTAAGAAATAATAAAATTTGTAAAATACATAAATTTAAGAAATCAGATATTTCAAAAAATAGTTTTTTATTTCAAGAAATTGAAAATGTATATGATGTAACAACTGAAACAGGAACATTTAATGCTAATGGAATGGTCCAACATAATTGTTTTGCGTTTGATACATATGATTTAATTACTATGGGATTACCTTTTGTTACTAATTATCCTAGTAAACCAGCTAATCATTCAGATGTATTTTGGCAACATACAATACAATTGCTACAGTACGCTGCTCCTCAGATGATGGGCGCTACTGCTATACCTAATTTTATCGTTATATATTCAGGATTATTGAAATATGATTCTAAAGATATAAATTATCCAATACCTGATTATCAAGATAATAAAAAGTTATTTGAAAGATATACTAAACAAAGATTTCAGGAAATGATTTTTGCATTAAATCAACCGTTAAGACAAGTTCAAAGTACATTTAGTAATATTACTATTTTTGATAGTATATTCATGAAAGAAATATGCAGTAAATATATTATTAAAGATAACATTATAGATTCAGATTTTGCTATGTATATTCAAAGATTATTTCTTGAAACTGTTAATGAATTAAATAATTCTAAAATAGCTACATTTCCAATACTAACCGCGCAATTTAAAAAGAATGAAAATTTTGAAATAGAGGATGAAGAATTTTTAAACTTAATTTCACATATAAATTTACCAACAGGACATTTAAATATTTTTAGTGATACAAGTCTTAATGCATTATCAAGTTGTTGTAGACTTATAAATTCTATAGAAGATCTATTAGAAGCAACTAAAGATGAATATATGAATCTTATTGGTGGATCATCAATTAAAGTTGGTTCATTAGGAGTATGTACTTTACCTCTTGTAAGAATGGCTTTAAAATCTAAGAAAAATGAGGAAGAATTTTTTAATTTACTGGAAGAAAATGCTATTGATGCTTATAAAATAAATCATTGTAGAAGAATTTTAATAAGTGAAAAAATAGATCAAGGAGAGATGCCACTCTATAACTATGGATTTATAGATTTAAAAAATCAATATTCAACTCTTGGAATAAATGGATTTTATGAATGTTTACATTTTATGGGGTATAATATACATACAGATAAAGGTATAGAATTTGGTAAAAAGATTTTAATCAAATTAAGTGAAATTTCTCAGATGAAAATGAAAAAATATGGTTATCGAACAAATTTGGAACAAACTCCCGCTGAACAAACAAGTTCTAAACTAGCAAAAGCTGATTTAATATTATATAATCAGAATGAATTTTCTATTTATGGTAATCAATTTATACCTTTAACAATAGATGCTTCTATTTATCAAAGAATAGATATACAAGCTGAGCTTGAAAAATATTTTTCTGGTGGAACGATTTTACATTGTAATTTTAATGAAAAAATACCCTCATCTATTATGATGAAATCTTTTATAAAACATGTTGTTAAATCAGGTGTTAAATATTTTGCAATAAATTATTTTTTTAATATTTGTAAAAATAATCATTATACAGTAAATATTAAAGAAATTTGTGAAATATGTAATGAACCTATTATAGATAGAATGACTAGAATAGTTGGATTTTTCGTTCCTATATCCTCATGGTCAAAAGAAAGGGGAATAGAATTTCATGATAGAAAAAAATATGATATAAAGAGTATTAGTTAATGGAGATTTTGAATATGAGAATATTTAGAAAGTTTAGAGATATAAAATTTCAAGATATTATAATTATGATACAAGGATTGTTAAACAAATGCAAAAAGAATTAAAAGGAAAGATTGTCAAAGTGTATAAAAATGTAAGAACAAAGTATGGTTATGAAGGTGATGGAAGAATAGAAAAAGTAATTAGACAAATATCAGATGATCTATACAGTTGTGAGATAAGTTTTTTTGATGATTTCTTTTCAGCTACTATTGATATAAATGATGTTCTCTACTAAGTATAATAAAGAGGTGATAATAATGATTAAAAAAATAATGTTTATTATAGTAATAGTTTTTTGTTTTTCTATAATATATGCTGAAGATGTTGAAAAAGAAAAAACGTATGAATCTCCAATGAGTTTATATAATCAAAATTATATAATTGCCGGGAACTCTCAAGATCAAGTTAAGATACAATTCTCTGCAAAATATAGTTTATTATATCCAGGTAATACTGGATTATATCTAGGGTATACTCAATTATCTAATTGGTTCGTTTATAAAAGTAGAGATACATTTATAACTATGTATGCTCCAGAAGCAATATTTAGATTTGATTCAGGTGATAATCAATTTGATAATTATAAAATACCCTATGTAGATTATATTCAAATATCACCTATATGTCATAATTCAACTGGAGTAGAAGGTGATATTCATAGAAGTATAAATGTATATTATGCTCAAGCTCAAGTTAGTGTTGGAGAAGTTATTAACATAGGAGCTAATGGAAAATACTTTAGATATTATGATGTAAATTATCGTAATCCAGATATTAACGATTATAAGAAAAACTATTCAGCAGGAATATTTTTGAAGATAAAATCTAAAACCGTTAATTATTTAGATAAAGAAGAACTACATTTCAAATTTGGTGGTAATCCTAGAGGAAAAGGCTTTTATTGCATAGAAGCTCAGTTTAGAATACTTACATCAAGAATTCAACCAAAATTCTTTTGTTCATACTATAATGGATATGATGAATTTATGATGTATTATAATAAACATACTAAAAGTTTTAGAGCTGGATTAACATTTTAAAAAAATTAAGAGGTACTATAAATGAATATAATAGAATTGAATAAAAATATTAAATGTAGGAATCAATTCGTATTTGATAAGCAAAATATATTATTGGGTGAAGTTAAAAATGCTTTTGGATGTGATGATGTACAAGCTAAAAGATTTATAGCATCTATATGTAAATTTCTAGCTTTTTATCTTGAAGCTCAAGCAAAAGGTTTAATTACATATGATGTAGTTACTTATCTTAGAAAATGTATAGCAGATAAACTTGTACGAAAAGATGATGCTTATGTATTAGAAAGTTATGGATTTTATGATGGAGTATTTCAACATACATTTGCAGATTATTTTGGAATAAAATCTATTGCTTTTGATAAATATGATAAATTCATTGAATGGACTAAAACACAAACTGAATATATAGCTACTATAAGAATAGTAAATAGAAAGAAAACAGGAAAACATTCTCTTATATCATATAAACAAAATGATAAACTCTTTATATCTGATACATCTAATAGAGGTATTGCAACACCTTTTGAAAAAGAAATAAATGCTCAAAATTTTATATATGCTACTATAATGATTCAAAACGCCTGAATGACTATTCTTAGGGATCAAATTATCACTTTTTTCACTAATTTTATCCCTAAATTTTTTTCTAAAATTTAAATTTTTTATGTATTTTTTAATAATTTTTAATTATATTATAAATATAGAAAAATAAGAAAGGAGAATAATAGATGAATAAAGAGAAAAGTGGTTTTTCAATTGAATTATTTACTAAGGAGACTATTGAGGACTATGTAGTATATTGGGAAATTAAACATGAAAAAATAGTATTCTGCTATATACAAGATAGTTTTCTTGAAACAACTTTTAGAGCTAAATCTATTTGTCATAAAGATGATATATTCGATAAACAAATAGGAATGAGCATAGCATTTGATAGATGTTTAGAAAAAAGAGAACATGCTTATAATAAACTAATGGATAAAATAGTTATTGATTTAACAGTTGTTAGAAATCATAATAGAAATTTAGAACATAAATTCTATAAGGAATTAAATAAGATTTAAAAATGAGCAAGAGTGCTGGAAGGAAGACAGCGCCTTATACAACGGGTGGTTTATTGGTGATTCAAGTTCACCCTCTTGCAAAATCTAAAGGAGACTAGTATGATAAATAAAAATTGGTATAAGATAGAAAATAAATGGTATCATTGTTTAACTCTTATAGATGGAAGAAGATTCATAAATGGTGTTCAACAAGAAGACTAATTAAAAAGGGGTAGTAGATGTCAATAGAAAACAAAAAAGGTGAAAAGATTTCAGCTCAAATGTACGCTAAAGAAATTCTTAAGGATTGTTTAGATAGTTTTAAACTTGAAAATACCGAAAGATTTAAAGATTTAAAACGTACGGAACCAATTAAAATTCAAGCGTTTGTAGATAAACTTAGATTAAGAATTGATAAGATTCTTGTTGAGAAAGTTAAAGAAGTTAAATAATTGGTTAAATAGCGTGATAGAGTAATTGGTAACTTGTTGGGTTCATATCCCAAAGATTGTAGGTTCAAGTCCTACTCACGCAAAGAGAAATCCTACCGTTGCTGGTCATTGCGGAAAAGGTGTTAAGTAGCACTGTTGATAGCAGTCTATCATACTTAACTTTAAGCCAGTTTCTTAAAGGGATGACAGCCTAAAAAGAGTCTCACTTTTTCTCGATTGATTTAAGTGATAAAAGAAAATCGAAAATTATGTTAAAGTTATTCAGTGGCGGAATTGGTAGACGCATATTGGCGAGAGTGTATTCATCCGGAGAAGGTAACCACCAATAATTGACGAATGTGCAGGTTCGAGTCCTGTCTGAATAAATAGTTTAATAAGATGACGGAAGAGTATAGACGTTATGGCTTTAGATAAATAGTGTCGTGAAGTAGGGCGTTGCTAGATTATGGGTAGAGAGACTTCAAGTTATCGAGATAATGCTAGATACACCTAGGAAGGTATTCAAATTCTAACCTACTATAAAATTATCATATGGGTATCAAATCCCATTCTTATTTAAACTATTTAAAAATAAAATAAGGAGAATTAAATGATTTGTTTTGAAATAGTTGAAGAACAATTTAGAAAGAACAAAGACAAAAATATTATAATACCTATAAGAGCTACAGAAGGATCTGCTGGATATGATTTTTATTTAATAGACGATATTATGTTAGAACCTAAACAAAGTTTATTGATATGGACAGATGTTAAAGTTAAAATGCCTAAAGACTTAGTTTTTGAAATTATTATGAGAAGCTCTTATGGAATAAAAAAAGATATAATGCTTAAAAATATTATAGGTAAAATAGATTCAGACTATTATAATAATGAAACTAATAATGGAAATATTGGAATCTGTTTATATAACTATGGAGAAACTATTCAAACACTTAAAAAATATGAAGCTTTTTGTCAAGGTACTTTCTTTAAATACTATATAACTGATAATGACATTGTTATTTCCAAAGAAAGAACTGGCGGAATAGGTAGTACTACAAAATAATTATTAACTACATATAAGGACACTAAATAATGGAAAGGGATATAACAACTATGACAGATAAAGAGTATAATAAATATTATTGGTCAGATTATTATGATCTATGTAAGAAGTGTAAAGAGAGATGTAAACAGTCACATGTAGTAAAACAAGTAGTTTGTAAAAAATATAATAAAATAGAGGATTAGAAATTGCAAGAACATAAAATAATTAAATCCATACTTACAGATTACTTTGATGAAGAAAATATTTTTTATGATGTAGAAGAAAATAGTTTTCAATGTCCTATGGGAATAATAGCAGAATTTGATGATGTATGGTGTATATCATTTGATCTTACTTATGTTACTGATCCTAGAGATACAGTATTATTTTCAACTATAATTTTAGATATGGCAAATCATCAAATCATGTGTTCTATGGATTGTCCATTCTATACAGTATTCAATGAAAATGATATTTGTGTTGATATATTATGGGACACAGATATAATGAAAAAAATGTTAGATGATAAAATAAATTATTCCGAAGCTAAAGACTTTCTTATAAAAGAAATGTTAGCTAAAGATGTAACTGAAAATAAAGAAGTACAAACTCCAGAAGTATCAAATCTAAATTAAGGATTATTTTATGAAAGTTGGTGATAAAGTAAAAATTTTAAAGGATTATTATTCTTATAATAATATAAGAGATGAACACTATCTTGCTTTTTGTGCTGGGAGTATAGCTACTATCACACATATAGAGAATGGTTTTGTATCTCTTAATGATAATTTTGACTTACAAGTTAATTATAATCTTTTTGTTAGGGATGGTTATTTTAAATCGGTGGAAGAACATATTATGACACAACAAAAAATTGATAGACTAATGTTTAACTTTGGAGAATTTCTTAAAGAGAAAAATAAACGCTATGGAGATTCTGCTATATCCCCTATGCAATTATTTTCTAAATTAGATGCAAGTAATTCTATATGTATTAGAATTGATGACAAATTAAACAGAATAAAGAATAACAATAAATTAAAAAAGAATGATGTTACTGATCTTATAGGATATTTATTATTATATATGATAGATCAAAATTGGTTAACTTTTGAGGAAATGTTAGATTAATGAATAAATATTTTTTATTTAGAGATTTAGATAATAGTAGTAATTTATGTAGTGGATTATCTTATCATGCTGCTGGATTAGTTATTAAAGATCACAGAGAAAATTTAATAGGTAGTGTAAGTGGTAAAGATTTGGCAGTTAAATTTTTTGATCCTTTTGAAGCTATAATTTATTATACTTGGAGAGCAATAGAAGATGTAGAACTATTTGAAATAAGTGGGGTAGAATATTTAATATTATTAGATAGATATAATCAGATAGATAAAGTACAATTTAGATAAAATAAATATTATATAAGGTGTTTTAAATGATTAAAATTATTGATATAACTTCTAATCCTCTTCAAAGAATAGGCGAAGTAGCTTCTGCTTGTTGGAACAGTGATCCTAAAATAATAGAACAGAAGAAACAAATTGCACTAGATTGTTTTAATTCTGGTCATGGTAGAGTTCTTGAATATGTAGATATGACTATTTCTATAGAAGGATATAGTGCAAGAATGGTTAGGGAATTATATACACATCATATAGGTGTATCACGATTACAAGAAAGTACTAGATATGTGGATTGTAAAAACTTTTCATACTATATACCTGAATCTATAAAGAACAATAGTGAAGCTTTACAAATTTATAAAGATTGTATGTCTACTATTAGAACATGTTATGGAGCATTACAATATAATAATATTTCAAAACAAGATATTGCTAATATACTACCTCTTGGAATGCACACAAAAGTAATACTAAAAATTAACTTGCGAGCATTACTTCATATGGCAGAACTTAGACTATGTAATAGAGCATTAAAAGAGTATAGGGATTTTATGATAGAAGTATATCAGAAATTAGTTGTAGTAGATGAAGAATGGAATTACATAATGGAACATTATTATAAAGCTAAATGTGAAATATTAGGTTTTTGTAACGAAAAAAATAGTTGCGGAATGACACCAAATAATATAATTTAAAAAAATAATTACACTTTTTATATATTTTTAATTATATTATCTATAAGAAATTAAATAAGGATGGTTCAGATTTGAAAAGTAATGATATATATTCAGGAGCAGATATTGTAAATAGTTTAAAGTTTTATTTTATGCTAAGTACTTATCTTATGTCAAGAGATCATTCAGAATATGAATCTACACAGAGTCTTAAATAATTTATAAGAGAAGGTTCTGGTGTTTGGCATAATATAGGTAATAAAACTCTTAGTGCTTATTATGAACAAGCTTATAATTCATTACCAGCAGAATTTTTATCTTTTATGGAAATATCAACTAAAGGTGATGCAGATCAAGTTAGATTCATGGAAGTTAGATAAAAATGACAGGAGCATTTCTTCAGAAAAAAAGTCATTGTGATAAATGTCCCTTAGAATTATGTATTAAAGATGGTTCTTTAACTAGAGCCTCTTTAAAAAAAGAAATTCAAATTAAAAGTGACATACAAGATTATTCTAATGTAGATTATTTATTTCTTACTGATACAGTTGAAAGACCAGAAGATTTAAATAAACTATTTAATCTTATAAAAAATAAAGGTATAGTTAATTTTGCTATTACATCAGCAATAGGTTGCAGAACTCTTAACTATGAATTACCTACACCATTATATTCAACTTATAATTATTGTAATAGTTTTGATATTAAAAAATTTAATCCTAAATGTGTAATTACTACTGGAAAAGGGTTAACTCATTTTACTAAGGGTTCAGTATTTTCTTCTTGGAGAGAATTCAGAGAATGTGTATTCAATGAAACATATTTTTATCCACATATAAAATCAGAATGGAAAGGTAGAATATATCCCTCAGGATTTATTCAAGATATATTTCATTTTGATACATTTGAACATTATCATTTTTGTGAACAATTAAAATTTGCTAAACAACATATTGAGAATTATGAATCAGAAAAATTTATAATGCCACAATATAAAATAGAAAAAATATTAGATTTAGATAAATTTATAGAGGAACATAAAGATGAAAAGAAGGGGGCTTTTGATACTGAAACAAATAGTCTTAATGTATTTATAGATAATTTTAAAATGGGTAGTCTACAATGTTCTTTTGATGGTATAACAGGGTATTATATACCTTCATTAGCAATAACCAATAAAAGAAAATTATCAATATGGTTAAAAGATATTTATCAGATTTGGGCTAATGGAAAATATGATTGCAAAGTATTAAATAGAGAACATATATCAGGTTATCATGTAGATGAAGATATTCCTTTAATATTTCATCTTCTAAATACAGAACGAGATAGTAATAGTATAAAAGTACTTTCATGGTTTATTGGATTTGGTGGATATGAGGATGATCTTGATGATTATAAAAAGAAATATAAAATAAAAAATTATCTTGATATTCCTGAACATATTATGATACCTTATGCAGGTCTTGATGGTATAGTTACATATAGACTTGAAGAATATTTACATAAATATTTAGTTTATAGACAACAAGAAACATATAATCTTTATAGAGATGTAGTATTACCTGTTATACCTGTATTTCAAGCAATAGAAGAAAATGGTATAATGGTTGATAAAGATTATATAAAAAATTATCATAATGAACTTATGGTTAAGAAGAGTATTATTGAAAAAGAGATTTATAGAATAGCGGATAAACAATTTAATATAGATTCAAATGATGAATTAGGATTAGTATTAAAAGAAGCTGGATTACCCAATTATGGAACAACTAAGAAAGGTTTATATCAGACTAACGAAGAAATTTTATTAAAGTGGAAAAAAGATGGATTTGAAATAGTAGAAAAAATATTAGAATATAGAAAAATAGCAAAATTAGATTCTACATATATCGGTAATCAAAAAGATATAGAAGAAATTGATTTTTTTGATAATTCTAAAAAAGAAAAAGAAAGTATAGGATTATATCAATATATAATGTCAGATAATAGAGTGCATGGAAATATTATGCCAGCATTAACAGATAGTGGTCGTAGCCTATGTGTAACTGGAGATACGCTTGTGTTACTTGATAATTTAGAAACTATTAGAATAGATGATCTCATAGATAGACTAAGTTATAGGGAGTTTTTTGTTAAAACACATACGGATAATAATAGGAAAGTTCTTAATGGTTGGAAAAAATCTTTGGAGACCGTTTTTGAGTTAGAATTATTAAATGGTAGTAAAATTAGATTAACTGAAAATCATCGAGTATATACTGATAGAGGATTTATAAAACTAAAAGATTTAGATATAGACAATGATAAAATACTTAGTATCTAATATATATACTAATAGAAATCTTGGATAGGCTTTGCGGGCTAATAAAATATACAAATCCTGTTATTTGTATATTTTCCAAGATTCATTTTAAAAATAAAAATTATTATTCAAAACAGTTTCTACTAATAAATAATTAGAAATCCGCAAAATTTCTAAAAATAAAAATAACAGGGTTAGTAGAAATGAAATACTCAATTCAAGAAACAGATTATTACGGTTATATTTATGTAACTTTAGACCAAAAAACAAATAAAATTTATGTTGGTCAAAAGAAAGGAAAAATTGAAAAGTCTGAAAATTATTATGGATCTGGAACAATAATTAGCAATATACTGAAAGATAGAGGTAATTATTTTCTAAAGAAAACTGTTTTAGGGGTGTGTTATTCAAGAGAAGAGTTGAAATTTTGGGAAACTGAATGCAAATATTTCTTTAATGTTTTCGATAGGAATTACGGATATAATATAGCTATAGTTGATTATGGAGGAGATAATTTAACTCATCATCCAGACAAGGAGAGAATAATTTTACAAACAAGTTTAACTATTAGATTACAACGTAGCGATCTTTCTAACGAAGAAAGATTAGTTCTACAAAACTGTTTATATAATTTTAAACAAGGCAATGATCCACAATTACTTAACTATAAAAAATGGTGGTTAGCTAAAATTGAACAAGATGCTCAAAATAAAATAGACTCTCTTTTAACTACCGAAGAAAGATCATTATTATCTAAAAATATATGGAAAAATAAATCTCGAGAGGAGAAAGAAATTTTTATTAACAAGATGATAGAGGTTAATAATTCAGAGGAACATGTTTATAGATCAAAAGAGAGTAGAAAAAGACCTGAATATAAAGAATTAATGTCTAATAAACTAACAGAGCATTATACTAAACCCGGTAGTATGGAAGTTCTTATAGAGGCAGTAACTAAACAGTGGGAAGCTCCTGGAAGAAAAGAAGACTACTCTTTAAAAATGACTGATTGGCATTCTAGGGAAGAAAATAAGAAGAAGCATAGTGATGCAACAAGAACACCTATTTCATTTATTGTTGAAGATTATATTAACACTCTGAATGAAGATTTCACTATATATGATATTATGGAAAAATGTGAATGTACTTATAATATAGTATGCTATCATTTAGAGAAGGAATTTGCTAAAGGTACTATTACTAAAACTAAAAGAAGAGGGAATATTCCCATAAAATATAGGAGAATTACTGATGAAGTTTGTTAATATTAAAAGTATCACAAAATTAGAAGAAAAGGAAATTGTATATGATATTGAAACTGATATAGATCATTCATTTTTTGGTAATAATATATGTATCCATAATTCCTTTTCTCCCAACTTACAAAATTTCCCGAAAAGGGGTGATGAGGGTAAAGCTTTTAGAAAAGTGTTTATAGCACCCGAGAATTATTATTTTTGTGAAGCAGACTATGCTGGATTTCAGTTAAGACTTATGGGTATATATTCTAAAGATGAAACTATGATAGATGCTTTTGTAAATCAGGGAGGAGATTTACATTCGGTGACGGGATGCGAGGTGTTTTCTCAAGGTACTGAATTATCTTATTTTATGGAGCATAAAAAAGAGGATCCATATAAGACAGCAAGATTTAATGGTAAAGTTGTAAATCTATCTTTTGTTTTTATGGTTAGTCCTTTCTCTTTTCAAAATTCTATCAGAGAAGAATGGACACCTGAACAAATAGATGATTATATTAAAAAAAATAAATTAGAAATAATTAAGGATTCTAAAACTAATTTTGAAAATAAAAATCTTACTATAGCTACGGATATACATAAAAAGTTTTTTATTAAATATCCTAAATTACCTGATTATGCAAATTCAATGCAGAAATTTGCTAGAGAGAATGGTTATGTAGATTGTTCTATATTTCCAGGATTAAGAAGGCATCTTCCCGAGCTAATTAAACAAGGTAGTAATCTCAATAAAGAAAAAATGTCACATTATTCAAATCTTAATAATATAGCGGTTAATACGGGTGCTCAAGGTGGTGAAGCTTATATTATTTATAAAGCATTAGTTAAAATATATAATAAAATAAAAGAACTAAACTTAAAAAGTATGTTGGTTGGTTCAGTTCATGATAGTATCGTATTGTACATATACAAACCTGAAGCAGAGCAAATGTATTATATATTAAAAGAAAGTATGGAAGTATTTGATTATTCTATCCCTATCTTAGCTGATATAGAGTATGGAGACATTTGGGGATTTGGTACAGAAGTAGATAAAAATAATATTAAGGAGTTTATATAATGGATGATTTTTTTAAGAAAAAACAATTAGTTGTAGCTAAAGACTGGGAACAACATTGGAAAGATATGCCAGAATTTATATGTAATGACTTAACCCCTAAATATCAAATTATAATGTCATTCAGAGATGATAAGGCAAGAAAAGAATTTTCTAAACTTATAAATCAACCTATAACAAACAGTACAAAATCTTTATGGTATCCAAAAGAAGAAATTGATGTAGTAAAGGATTTAAGATATGTTAACGAATAATCCACAATTCCCAATATATCTCCCATCTAAGGGTAGACATGATATAAAAGGATATACTAGCGATAATCTTACTGTTATGGAAATACCTCATTATATAATTGTAGAAAAACAACAATATGATTTATATTATGAAGCTCATAAAGATAATAAATTTGTAACACTTCTTATACTTGATCCTAAATATCAAGATGAATATTTAACATTTGATGATCTTGGAAATACAAAAAGTAAAGGTCCAGGAGCAGCTAGAAATTTTGCATGGGATCATTCTATTCAAAATGGATTTACTTGGCATTGGGTTATGGATGATAATATAATGTCATTTAAAATATTTAATGATAATAGACAAATAAAAACAACTTCCGGAGCTATGTTTAAAGCTATGGAAGATTTTTGTTTAAGATATTCAAATGTATCTATGGCTGGACCTAATTATTATATGTTTGTACCTCGTAAGGAAAAATTACCTCCTTATGTAATAAATACCAGAATATATTCATGTAATCTTATAAGAAACGATACACCTTATAGATGGAGAGGACGTTATAATGAAGATACTGATCTATCCTTATGTATGTTAAAAGATGGATGGTGTACAGTTCAATTTAATGCATTTCTTCAAGAAAAACTAACTACGCAAGTATTACATGGTGGAAATAATGCTGATTTTTATTCTCAAGAAGGTACATTACCTAAATCAAAAATGCTAAAAGATATGCACCCAGATGTAACAGAAGTAGTTTGGAAATTTAGTAGATGGCATCATCATGTAAATTATCTACCCTTTAAACAAAATAAACTTCTATTAAAAGATGATTATATAGTTAAAGAAGGTGTAAATAATTATGGAATGATATTAAAACGCGTAAAATAATAAAAAATAATTACACTTTTAAAGATTTTTAATTATATTATAAATAAGAATTTAAATAAGGACTCTATTTAAAATGAATATTTTTGTATTAAATGAAAATCCAATAGATAACTCTGTTATGCTCTGTAATAAACATACTCTAAAAATGCTATTGGAAGGCGTCCAAATTTTATGTAATTGTTTTGATCAATCAGAAGTACCCTATAGAAGGACACATTATAATCATCCTTGTTGTGTATGGACAAGGGAAAGCTTGGATAATTTTGAATGGCTTAAAACATATACATTAGGACTTTGTAAAGAATATACTCATAGATATGGTAGGATTCATAAAAGTGAACAAGTAATTCATAATCTTAATCAACCAAAATTAAAATCAATTGGTATAACTAAATTTAAATTAGCTATGCCGGAACAATACAAATGTATAGATGCTGTAAAATCTTATAGACAGTATTATTTAGGAGAAAAACTAGGTTTTTGTAAATGGCCAGCTCATAGAGTACCCGAATTTATCGTGAATTACTGTAATGAAAATGGAATAGATATAAAAATATTTTATAGCTAATTTTTATACTAATAATTAAAAATAAAAAAACAGGTAAAAAAATGAAAAGATATAAACCATACAAATTTGAAGAAAAAAATAAAAAAGATTTAAATGAACTTATAGGTGAATTTAAAGCTAAATATGGATCATTTAAACTTCTAAAAAAGGATTCAGATTTTAAAAAACTTTCTGATGGAGATCAGGAATATGTTCTTGATGAATTGAAAGCTAATGGTGGATTTAAAGAGGGTAGAATTAGTATTGGACCTAATCAACAAGCTAAATTAAAACAATTAGTTTTAAAAGCTATGAAAAAATTGAATAGTAAAATACCTTCAGGAGAAGTATTCGCTGAAGTTTTAGATGCTATAAATTCTGGGGAACTTCAGTGGAATGAAGACTCAGATATTTTGTGGTACATAGAATATTCTATAGATGATTAAAAATATTTTAAATCAGGGCTTAAAAATTTCTAAAGAACTTAGAAATTCAATGCTTGTGGAGAAGATGTCAGACTTAGAAAAAACCTTTGTTTTTGATAAGCAATTTTCAATGAAACAAGAATCTACAAGTCTAAAGACTTGTAGTAGTTCACAAGCTAAGGATGGATTTAAAGATTGAAAGCAATTAAGAGTGAAAAAAGTCTTTCTATAAATACTGAAGAGAAAGAAATAGTTCAAGAAAATAGATTATCAAGAATATTTATTTGTAAATGTGGTTGTGAGGTAAAATTACAGGGTAATATAGATATAACACTTACAAAATGTAGTGTATGTCAGAAAGGAAAAGATTACGAAAAAATGACTCTTTTCTAAAAAAATTTTTAATATAAAAAGGTATAGAATGAAAACTTACAAAAAAAAATTAGAAGAATTAGAAAATTTATTTATTAAGTATGAGGATACTGATTTAAATGGACCTTCTTGTGAAGATGCTATAAATAATTTAATTGATGAATTTTCAGGGTTAATAAAAAAATATATTCCAAAACAAGATGAAAATCTTATGAGACAAACTATAAAAAAATTATGGCTTGAAAAGTTAAAAAATTGGAATAAATTATAATTAGTTACACTTTTATATCTATTTTAATTATATTATAGATATAAAAGTATTTTTATAAATTAAATAAGGAGTTCTAAAATGAACAATCAAATTCAAACATTAACAAAAGAAGAAATAAAAAAATCAGCACCAGCAGTATATGCAACTACACCTAAAGCTACAATGACAGATAGATATTCATTTGTAGCAACGGATAAAATAATTACAGGATTTAATCAAGCTGGCTGGGAAGTTACAAAAGCATTTCAAAGTAAAACTAAAAAAGACGATGTTTCAGAAAGAAAACATATTGTAAGATTATCTAATCCAGAATTTCAACCAATGATGAAAGAAGTTGGATCACTTACACCAGAAAGGTGAACAGTTTACTTTTATATATCAAAAAGATGGAAATTATGGAAATTATGGAATATATAAAATCACAAGAAAATTATGATAACTAAAAACCAACAAATAAAGGATTCTCTTTCAATTACAAGGGAAAAACGTAAAACACAAACCTGTAAAGTTTATGAGTTGAAGTTGTCTGAAAATAAGTTCAATTTAAAACAAATTGATTTTTTGCATAGAATTTTCCTTGAAGCAAAATGGGTATATAATGATATTTTAAATTTTAATGATTTAAAAAACTATGATTGCAAAAAGAAAGAAGTAGAAATTCTAAATAAAGAGAAAGAAAAGGAAATAAGAGAATTAAAAGTTTTAGGTAGTCAGATTAAACAAGAAATATTACAAAGAACATGGGGTTCTATTAAGTCGTTATCTACTAAAAAGAAAAAAGGTAAAACAAAACAAGTGGGTAGACTTAAATTTAAAAGTCAAATAAACTCTATCCCATTAAAACAATATGGAATAACTTATAAGTTTCAAGATGGTGGTTTAAAAATACAAAATTGTAAATTCTTATTTCAAATTAAAGGATTAAAACAAATTCCAAAAGAAGCTGAATTTGCAAATGCTAATTTGATTAGAAAATCTTCTGGATATTATCTCAAGGTTACCTGTTTTCTTCCTAAAGAAAATAAAAACATAAGTAAAGAAATATTAGGTATTGATTTTGGAATTAAAGATGATTTAGTTTTGAGCAATGGAATTAAATTTCAAACTAAATTTCCAACATCTTTTAAAATTAAAAGAGAGCAGAGAAAATTAGCTAAAAAGAAAAAAGGCAGTCATAATTATTGGAAACAAAAAAATAAAGTTGCCTTAGTTTACGAGAAACAAAATAATAAAAAACAAGATTGCAAAAATAAAATTGTAAGTTATTTAAAAAATAATTATTCTCATATAGCAATTCAAAATGAAAATATAAAAGGATGGCATGCAGGATTATTTGGAAAACAAGTACAGCAATCAATTTTAGGTGGAATAATTTCGGAATTAAAACAACTTCCGCAGACACATATTGTTGATAGATTTTTTCCAAGTACAAAACTTTGTCCTGAATGTGGCTGTCTTAATAAAATTGGTTTAGACGAAAGAATATACTTTTGTGACTGTGGGTATTCTCAGGACAGAGATATTCATTCTGCAAAAAATATTCTTTTAGAAACAATACCTATGGAATGTAGGAAATTTAAGCCTGTGGAGTTTAATACCTCTGCAATAGATTATTTAAAATCTTTTGTAAGTGTGAACTATGAAGCAGGAAGATACAACTCTTTAGAGTTGTGTTAGTTCACAACAATGAATGTTGTTCAGGAATATATAATTAAGGGTGGTGTTGAATATTTGCATCCACATAGACAAACTATAAGAAGAACAAAAGCAATTAAAAATGCTGATAGAGATATTAAACTTAATATGTTTCTATGGCAGATGATGGAGACCTTCAGATCAACTAAAAGATTTATATAATCAATGGTCAATATTAGGTATCTTTAGTTAGATATCTTCTATTATAAAATAATAAGGAGCTTCAAATGGCAAAACTAACATCAGTAAATCTTTCAAAAAAAGAACAAGCATCTATTCTAAAATCTTGGAAGACTTGTAAAAATGCAAGAACAATTTCAGAGCATCTAAGTCTTCCTAATAGACAAGTAATGTTTTTTATTGAATCACAAGGACTCTCAAGATATTCTGAAGGATCTTACAGATAGTTTAATTTTTTAAAGATATGGATCATTCTTGAAATATAGAATGATCTTTTTTTATTTTTTTCAAAAAGAGGTTGTAATGCAAGTAGAAGAAGTTGTTATATTAGAAGACGATATTTTATTAGAGGAGGAGTTTGATAAAATTGAAACTAGGGGCAAGCCTATTACTTGTAAGTATTGTCATGTAAATTTTAAAATTGCAAATAAAAAAGAAAAAGAAGAATGGAAAATAGATAATTATATTTGTCCTATATGTTTAGAACATTTTTGTATTCTACCCCCTACAGAAAGAGAATTAAGATATTTACAAGATAAATATTTATTAACAAGAACAGAAGAAGATTTTATTCCATTACTTAGATTGATGTATAAATATACACAATCATTGATAAAGAAAAATTATAGTAAAGCTTTAAAATTTTATGGATCACTAGATTATTATAGTAATGAAACAATTACAATTATGGTTGAAGAATATTTAAGTAAACCTGGATTTGCAATTGGTCTATCATTTGGTGGATTTTTAATACATAAAATAAGACAAGCAATTTATAATCCAAAACAATTTGTTGGACAACATACATCATTTGATTTTCAATTTGAAGATGGTAATAATCTTCATGAACTAATAGCCGATAGAAGAAAAGATGTCATACAAAAAATAGAAGAAAGTGAAGATGAAATATTTTTACATAAAAAAATAATAGAACTAATAGAAGGTGTTGAAGAATATTGTGAAGATCCTTATGAGGATTATATAAGAACAATAAGTTTATATGCTTATTTTAATAAAGGAGAAATTGCTTTCGATAAAATCTTTCAAGCCTTTGGTAGAAAAGGAAAAGAAATTTCTATGAAAACTTTAGAAATACTAAGAAAAGAATTATGTAAAGAAATGATTATATATTCATCTGAAAATAAAAAAGAAGAAATAAAAGTAGATACTAAAAATAATATGATTTTAAATATAAATAACTTACAAGGAATAAATTGGGAATAAGGAGAGTATTAATGTTCTTCAAAAGAAAAGCAAAGAAAAATATTGATGAGTATACTAAGGAAATATCATTAGAATATCTAGCAGAGATATTCTATAAATATAGAAAAGATTACATAGGTTATAATAATAAAAATATCTATGATAAACATCTGCTACTGATTTTTTCAACAGATACTTTTAATGATTTTGTATTGAAGTTTAAATCTAAAAATTATAGGATAATATAAATGGCTAGAGTATTATACATTTCACCCTATGCAGAAAATACAGCAGCAACTAATGGTGGTTATGGAGTTATAGCAGAATCATTTAAAAGAATGTTTGATATAATAGATGATGTTCAAGTAGACTATGTAAATATAAATGTATTAGGTACTAATCCAGTTACTGAAAAACTAAATCGTTATGATATATGTATATTACTTACTCATCCAATAAGTTTTGAAACTCCTATGTTTAAAAGAAATATTGAATATTTATTTTCTTTTTGTAATAAAAGATATTTAGAAATATTTTGGGAAACATCAATATTCCCTATTACATGGAAATGGTTATGGAAATCTGATCTATTTACTGGATTTATTTCTCCATCTAAATTTATACAAGATATAATCAATTCAGAAATTAAAAATTCTAATAAAGAAAATCATTTAGTATATTCTCCAACATTTAAAAATGATTTTACAGACTATAAAATAATAACTGAAAATAAAATAGATGAATCTTTTTTTACTGTTCTATATATGGGACAATATACTAAACGTAAAGGTATGGAAGATGCTATAATTGCATTTACTCATGCATTATCACAATATGATGATTGTAGACTTATATTAAAATATCATAAATTATCAGAAGTTGAAATAGATGTTTCAAAACTTATAGAAACAATAGTTAAAACAAATACAAAAGAAATGAAAAGTCAAATATTTGAAGTGGTAAATGATCTTACAAAAGATGATATATATTCTCTGTATAAAGAATCTTCTGTATTACTTTTTCCTTCAAGAGGAGAAGGCTATGGATTACCTTGTATAGAAGCTGGAATGATTGGATTACCTATTATATATACAGATTGGTCTGCTACTACTGAAACAGCAAAATTTAAAGGTAATAAAGCCATAGGATGTGTACTTGATACTGCACAAGGTATGGCTCATTATGCATATGAATCAAACTCTCTATACGCTGTTCCATATATTAAAGAAATGATTAAAGCTCTTAAAGATAATTATGAACTATGGAAAAAAGATAAACAAGAATATTATAGTATTGTAGCAAAAAATAATAATGAAATAATTAGAAAATTTGGACAAGAAGTTTTTATAGAACAAATAAAAAAATTATACAATTCTTGAGATTTTTTAATTATATTATAAATAAGAAATTAAAGGAGAAATTAAAAATGAAATATAAGATTATTATTAAAATAGAAAAGATATCTGTATGTACAAAGTGTAAAAAAAAGATTATTGGTGATAGATATACTATATTTAATAAAGATGAAATTTATCATAATAATTGTTGTTAGACTATATGTATATAAAATTTTTGGGATATAAAGGAGAATAGTAATGTCTATTAAACTATCTGTTGAAGGTAATAAAAATTATTGTGCATCTATAGTAGAAATTCAAAATATAATTGAATTAGAAAGTTGTCAAAATATACAAGGAACTACTATACAAGGTAATCATGTAATTATATCTAAAGATATTAAAGTTGGGGATACGGGTGTATTTTTTCCTGTTGAATGCTCAATAAAAGATAATTTTTTAAAAGTTAATAATCTTTATAGAGAAAAAACTCTAAATGTAGATCAAACTAAAGCGGGGTTTTTTGAGATAAATGGTCGAGTTCGCTGCATGAAATTAAGAGGATTTAAATCTGAGGGATTATTTTTACCTTTACAATGTTTAATTTCTTTTTGTAATAAAATTGGGGATATACATACAATACAAGTTGGTACAGACTTTGATCATATAGATGGACAAATGATATGTGAAAAATATATTGTTAAATCTAAACAAGTTCAAAATGTATCTAAAAAAGATAAAAAAAGTAATATTAAAAAAATATCAAAACTACTTGACGGTTATTTCAGACTACATATTGATACTGAGCAATTTGGCAAGAATCTTAATAAGTTTAAACTTGGTGATTTAATCTCCATAACTACAAAGATACACGGTTGTAGTTTTATTTCATCTAATATTTTATGTAAAAGAAAATTGACTATAAAGGATAAGATTGCAAAATTTCTTGGTGTCAATGTTATTGAAACTGAATATGATAATATATATTCCTCAAGACGAGTCATTAAAAATGAATTTGAAGACAATAAACCTACTCATTATTATAATGAAGATATTTGGGGAGTAGTTAATTCAGAACTTAAAGATTTATTAAATAATGGTATGACTATTTATGGAGAAGTCTGCGGATATCTTAAAGATGGTAGATTTATTCAAAAACCATATGATTATGGATGCAATATTGGACAGCATGATATATATGTATACAGAATAACTTATACTGATTTTTCGGGGAAAGTGTTTGAGTGGTCTATGAAACAAGTTCAAGATTGGTGCTTAGAAAAAGGGATAAAAGCAGTACCTCTTCTATATTATGGAACAGTTAAAAATTTTATTCTATCTTCAGGAGATAATGGTAGTTTTATAGATAATGAAAATTATCAAAATCAATTTTTAGATATTATAAAAAATAATTATTTAGAAAAAGAATGTAATATTTGTAAATCAAAAGTACCTTCTGAAGGAGTATGTATTAGAAGAGAAGTAAATGATATTGATGTATATAAAGCAAAATCATTTGCTTTTAGAAATTTTGAAAGTTTACAAATGGACAAAGGAGAAGTTGATATAGAAGAACAAACTATTGGATAAATTAAAAAAAGATTGCACTTTCTAAGATTTTTTAATTATATTATAAATAAGAAAACAAACTTCATAGGAGAATAATAAATATGTTATTGAATTTAATTATTGCAAATGTAGCTGTAGAAGAAGTTAATAATAATCTTGAAAAAATAAAATCAGAATATGAAGTTAAATTTGTTTCAACAGGTAAAAAACAATATATAACATATGGAGATTCCTGTCTATGGGATTCTGATAGTGATTTAGAGTTTCGTAATGAATGGAAATTAGCAGAATACATTATGAATGAATTGTTCATTAGAATGCAGATTACTTTCTATTAGGAGAAAGCTATGATAACGGAAAAAGAATTAAAAGAAAGATGTACTCCAGAGTTTATAAAATGGATGTGTAATCTTGCAGAAGGGTTTGAATTTATAGATAATGGGATTAGCTCTAATAATTGGTTTACAGTAAAATTTAATAGTATTACAATAGGACATTGTATCTCAAATATTTATGAAAATACTCTTGCGTTTTCAACCTTCATTCATCGGGCCATTGAAGAATTGAATAAAAAGACATGTTCATTTTTGAGACTCATTATGCCTTATGAGGACGGTATAGCAGCAGGAAATGGTAAAACATTTTATGAATTTAAAAATTATCAATTACATTTATTAACATCTACTGAATGCTGTTATTTAAATTGTTTGCTAGATATTTATACGGGAGAAATAGATGTTTGATAATATTCAAACAGAATTTAATATCTACGATGCTCTTAATAGATTAAATATAAAATATAAAGGTAAACCAAATCATAAAAGTTGGTTAAGTATTTTATGTCCTACACATAATGATAAACATTATGGTTCATGCTCTATAAATATAAATACAGGAATAATAAATTGTTGGGTATGTGGATCAAATCATATAAATAATCTATTAGACAGTAAAACCAATCTTAACTTTACTTATACGGAAGAACGAAAATCTGAAGAAGTTAAAAAAGTAAATCCAAAACTTTCAGAACAAATGAAATACAATTTTGTTAATATGAAAATAAATCCTGATGATTATTATTATACAAGAACAAGGGGGTTTACACAAGAATTTATAGATTACTTTAATATAGTTAGGTGCTTTAGTTTTCCATATAAAGATTATATGGCAATTTCTATAATAGATACTTCAAAAGATATTAGAGAATGTGAATTTAGAAAACTTATGGTACATGAATACAAACAATTATTACCTACTTATGAAACAGAAATATATCTCAATGATAAAAAAGTTAAATACGAAATAAATTCAAGATTAAAACAAACTATTTTTAATATAGATAATCTTAATAGAAATGATATATTATATCTATGCGAAGGAGTAGGATCTATACCTAAAATATGGCATAATATATCTAAGAATGTATCTTGTACATTTGGTTCTCAAATAATAGATCCACAACTTATATATTTAAAACAATTTAAACAAATTATAATAATACCTGATCCAGATGAAGCTGGATTTAATTGTGTAAATAAACTAAGAGAATCTATTCCTAATTTACAAGTTATTGATATAGAATCAGAAGATACAGATGAACAATATATTTTTGATATTCAAAATACTAATATATTAACAGCTTCCGAATATATAGGGAAGAACTTAATAAAATATAATATCAAAAGTTTGTTTTAGAGAGGTAGTTTGAAAAGGTATAAATCTTATTTTTTAGAAAGAACTTTTGATATAGATGATGATGTTAATTATATATATTCTTTTATTTTTAAGTCTTATATGGAGCAATTAAAAGATAAAACTTTCAATGAAGATTTAAATAAAAGATGGCCAGTGATAAATGAAAGAGGTTGTGTTTTTGAATATTTAGATTCTAATAAATTAAAGTGTATGGAATCTAAATTAGCAAATGAATTAAAACCTATTTATATCTTTGGAGGAGTATTTACTACTGAATCTAAAATAATTTTTGATAAAAAAATAAAAGATAGAAACTATATTATTATATCTTTAAATAAAGAACTAATTGAAATATATATTAAAAGTGATTTTGATTTTAGAAAAATGAAAAATTTTATATCTGAAAAAGAAATTCAGATAGCTAAGAATATGTTAAAAGAAAGTTATGTAAAATCAATGATTTATCATGAATTATCTCATTGGTTAAATAATACATTACATAATGATCATATTGAAAAAGTTGTTTACCTTGCTAAAAAATATGATAACCCGGAACTTTTGAAATTAAAAACAAAAGATATAAATTTAACTCATTTTGAAATAGATGCTCAGATTCATGGATTAAAACAAGTATACAAAGATAATAAATTAAAATGGGATAAAATAAATATACCACAACTATTTACTATTTATCCTTCACTATATTCTGTATATACAGATGTTAAAGATTATGGAAAAGCTATTGTAGACATATGGTTACAAACACTAATTAAAAGAATGAACAGAGAAAATTTATTAGGTAAAAGTATGAAAATACCTTTTAAAGATTCTTACGAGGTATAAATGAGTCAAATTAAAGAATTAAAGGAATTAGAAAAACTTGAAAAATCAATAAAGAAAAAAGAAAATGAAGCCTTAGATGCAAAAAATAAAGGTCTTATAACTGCTTATGGAAATATTCTTTTAGAAATAAATCTACTCAAAAATAAAATTAAAAAATTTCAAATGGGTGGAAAATGAAACTCATAGAAACCGAACCAGAATTCTCATTCAATCCGATTCACGACTACACTACGGATGAATTTTTAATGTCGGCAGGTCGGCAGTTGCAGGCAGACCTTGGGCTAAGTCGCTTTGGAAGGAATGTTACTATACAGAAAGTAATTGGAATTGGATTGCCGATTTATCTAATTACTTTCAACAGTAAATATCCTAATGTAAATTTAAGTGCTGTTAGAGTAAAAAATATAAAATCTACTTGGTTTGGAAAAGTAAAAAGAAAAGCAGTACATACACATTTAAAACCTATGAAATTAACCCCTCCTTTACAACTTAGTACAGCTATGATGAGACCTGTAAGTGGTAGTCTGCTATTATTACGTGATATAGCTGGCGAAATTCTTAGAAATCCAAAAGTATTTGAATGTGTAGAAGTTAATAATAAACTTGCATTCAAGGAGTCGAAATGAGTTACATATGTAAATGTGGTGAAAATTTAATTTTCAAAAGTGGCTATGTAATTGCTTCCATGAAAGTTGAATCATATGAATGTTATAAATGTAAGAGAATCTTTGAAAAAGTTGAAAGTTATAAACTTAAAGAAATTAAAAATACTAATAAATAAATGTTGCATCTAATACCTAAAGGGGTTAGAAATATAATTTACAGTGACCTTTAATGGCACTAAAGAGGTACAAAATGTCTAAACACAATTATTCTCAAAATTCAGTAAGTCTCTCCAGTATTTTCAATGATGTAGTAGATTCAATCTATACTATCACATCACCTTCATCTACTTCAGGAACATCGGTATGTGATTTTACTTATTACAGTTTCCCAAAAGTAAAAGATAATTTTTGGCAACTTGTAGAAGAATTTACTTATCCTACCATTTACACACCAACTTACCCTGTAAGTAATTATTATGTAGATGAAGATATGAATTCAATAATAGAAATTGCTGTCTCAGGATTTTCTGAAGAAGAAATTTCTGTAAAAAGAGATGATCTTAAACTAATTGTAGAAGGGAAACAAAACAAAGATAAAGAATGCAAGAGAAAATATTTCTATAGAAATATTGCTGAAAGAGATTTCTCGGTATCTTATCAAGGCAGCACTAAATGGGATTTTGATAAACTAGAAGCTAAAATAAGCAGGGGTATATTGTCAATTTTTATACCAATGAAAGAAGAATGTAAACCTATAAAACAAGAATTCAAAATTAACAAATAATATCTCATCTACCATGTGTAAAATGAGTTCTTAAATCCCTAGAAAAAAATCTAGGGATTTTTGTTTACTAATAATTAAAATTATTTGAGGTAATTATATGACAAAACGATATAAATCATTTTTTAAAGAGGATGAAAAAGAAACAATACAATCTCAAATAAAAGATTTTCAAGATCAAATAACAAAACTAAGAGATAAATCATCTAATACAGAAAATATGTCATTAGAAGATAAACAAAAAATAAAAAATCAAATCAATAGTATAGAAAATAAAATAGTTAAAAAGAAACTTCAACTAGACGCTATAAAAGGTCAATAATTATGCCATCATCAAGCAGACAGCAGCAGAAATTTATTTTTGCTAAAAGAGGGCAATATAATACCAAAGCGGATACCCCTGAAAAATTCAAATGGGTATGGGATAAAGATTGGGAAACTGTAGAAGAAAAAGTTATATCTGAGAGATATAAGCCATTTAATTTTTCAGAGGAATAATGTATATAACCAGTGAAACTCAGAAAATTATACAAAAATATATTAAATGTAAAAAGTATAAAATTCATTTAGGAAGACTTGAAATGTCATTACAAGATCTTACTATGGTTATACTCATTTTACAAGACAGATATCATGCAACTAAAAATGAAGAACTTAAACATGCTATAAATGAACTTAGTGAGTGTAGATATAATGCAACGATATGAACCATTCTTTGAAGATAATAAAATAATAAAAAATAAAAAAGATATTGTTGATTTTATTAAAGATCAGTTAAATGTAGAATTAGTTAATAATCCTACCGATAGATTAAATCAAAAAAGAAATATTCTATATACATATATTCCGGATTCAAGTAGAAATACTTACAGGGTATTATCTTTATTAAAACAGAAAGGGCTACGAGTTGAGAAACATATAGATGATTATTATTGGATATGGGTTAAATAAATGGAAAGATATAAACCATTCTTTGAAGATATAGATATTGATAAAATAAAGAGCATAATAAAAGATTTATCAGTATCTCAAATAGTTAATTATGATTGGGATAAAATAGCCTTTGGATTTAGTCAAGATGATATTATATCTATACCTTTAAAAAATATTAAAATAAAGTATAAAGGTGATATGGATAATGTTACTGGATTTAGTATGAAGGATTATTTTAAAAATAAACCTTTTAGTAAACTACCCCCAATTGAAGTATCATATAATAAAGGTAAATTTTATATAGAAGATGGACATCATAGATACGGTTATGCTAAAGAATTAAAATTAAAAAATATAGATGTAAAAATAGAAGACATAAAAGATAATCCCATACTAGCACTAGGATTTAAAAGTATAGATGATATCATCAAACTTAAAAAACAAATGAATGAAGATATAGTAATACCACTAGAAAAAGGAATGCCTTTTAAATATGGAAAATTTAAAAATAAACAAGCTATATATGATCATTCGTATGTTAATGAAAAAGGGGATTTGATATTAGTAACAGATACCGGTAAAGAAATTAGTGGTACAAAATTTAGACTTATACAAGAATCTAAGTTTAGTGAAAATCTTAGATTTACTGATTTAATGAAGAAGGCTTCTATGTCAGATTTTACTAAAGGATTTGCAAAAGAAACAAATAAACTTATGGGTGCTCCTACTACACATACAAAATTAAAAAGTATGAAAGTAAATAAAAAACAAGACTATATAATTTTTGTATGGAAAACAAAAAGAACACCTAAATATGATAAAGGAACTCCAATGAAAGTAGTTGATCCTAAAGCAGATTTTTCTTTAAAATCTGCTAGAGTGTACACTATTGAAATTAAAATTTTAGATTTTTTTAAATTACTACACACTAAACCGAACGGTGACTTTACAAATAAAGATATAGAAGATGTCTTTAATGTTTGTGATATTCAAATATGGTCTAATGTACCCGCATTTCATTGGATGGGGATGAATTATAATATGGGTATGTTCGATGCTTCTTTATACCCTACAGACATAGAACCTAAACATTGGAATGACTACCATAATTCAGACCAATTTCTTGACAAGCATACTGCTGGAGTTGTAAATTCAATAAAGTTCTATATACCTCAAATGAGGCAAATGATTAAGAAATATATGGGTTTAACTAAAAAATGAAAGAACAATTAAACAAAGAATATGAGAAGTTAAAACATATTACTAAAGATTATGCTATTCATATAGATCAACTAGAAGAATATCATGAGACTATTGCAAGAATAAAAGAATTAAATAGAAAAATTGATTTTGATCAAAATTAACTTTTATATTAAAAAATACTAATATATAATTATTAAGTATAAAGAGGACTATATAAAAAATGAAAAATAAAAAATTTACTGTATCAACTACAAATCTTGATACTCATGCAATACAAATAATAGATACATATTTAGATCTACAAAGTTCTACATCAGGCACAGTAGAAACTAGAAGAAATTATCCTAATAAAGTTCAATTTATAAATAAAACAGGTCAAGATATTCTTGCTAATATATTTAGTTCACAAGGAGAATATGATGATTATGTTTTAGATTCAACTAATTATGATATGTTTACTATTCTAAATAATACAGCAGTATCATTAACTACACAAAGTCTTTTACCTACAGCATATAAAATAGCAGTTGTATCACCTTCAGGAACTTGTTCCGTTGCTCTTACTATAGATTGTATTGGTTATCAGCCAAAAGGATTTTAATTGAAATGGATGAATTATTTAAAGTAATACCTATTTATGAAGATGAATTTAAAAACTTATATTCTAAAATTGATAATATAGGCATAGATGTAAAAACAAAAACTATATCTCAAGTAGATGATATTTGTCTTGAAAAATTTATTCCTATAGAAGTATCTTTAAAAGATCTTTCATTTAGAATAGATTTTCTAAATGAATTCTTTTTAAATAATTATAGAGATATGAATGATGATTATGGAAAAAGATTACAAGAAATGTCAACCTTTCTTCAACTTGATATAATAGATCTTTCTACAGCATTAGAAGATATTAAATGTAATATAATTGCTATAGAATATAGAATATTAGAACAAATTAAAGAAGTAACTCAACAACAAAAAATACTAGAAACTAGTAATTTTATGACTGTATGTGATTTAGATTCTAATGTAAATTTAGAAAAAATATTCAATAAAATTACAGAATTAGAAAATGAAATAATAGAACTAAAAAAACCAAAAATAGAAGTTAATGAAAATTTAGAAATTAAAGAAATTAAAGAAACTAAAAAAGGATTCTTTAGAAGGTTATTTCATAAATGATAAATAAAAGGTTTATTATAACATCTGCTCAAATAAATGCTATGACAGCAGTTGTATTAGATGTTGAATTAACTAAAACTATTACTTCTCCTATAGGAAATACTGATGTAAGATATTTATATCCTATAGAAATTCAAATAATAAATGATTGTGCAGCAGGGGTAGAATGGCAACTTGTTTCTTCAGCAGAAGAATATGCAGAATATGTAGCAGATCCCTCTTTATTTACTTTTGTAAGACTTCCAAATAATAATGTATTACAAGATAATTTTACATCTTTAGGTAGATGTTATAAATTTATTGTAAAAGGATACGAAGCTACATCAACATCAGATTTAATTGTAGAATTTATTTCTTATCGTCCCAGTTTAAGATAAGACTTCACCGAGGTCTATATCTATATATTGCACCGAAAGTGCAGGTTAAATGAAATACCCGACAAGGTTATTCACTACAAAACTACCAAGTAAAATCTGGTAGTTTTTTATTTTCCAGCATTTTGATTACTAATAATATAATAAACTTTTAATTAAGAGGAAATCATAAATGAAAAGATACAAATCTCAAATACAGAAAGAAGAAATTATAGTTAAAACAAAAGAAAAAATAAATGAAGCTTCATTTACAGTTAATAATATTGGTTCAGCTCAAAATAATCTAATAGGTATAATTGAACTTATATCTAAAATTAAACCACAACCATATTTAAGTGGAAATATTATAGGAGAATCTTTGATTACAGGATTAGATTCTATGTTTGAAAATATAGAGGATGAAAATCTAAAGAATAAGAAAAAACAAATAGTTGTTAAAACCATATTACGTTCACTTCTCTCATATAGAAAATCTTTAGTATAATATAAGGAATTAAATGAGTACTAAAATATCATCATTATCTAGTGGGGGTATTCCAGAAGCCCCTATTGATGGATTTACTTATGGTAGAAAGAATGCTACATGGGTATCTTTTTCAGGTGTATCAGGAGTTAATGGTGGTGCATTTATAACGGATATAATTCCTACAAGTACTGGAAATGTTGGAACTAAAGTATATGATAGCGATGGAATAGTACTTCAATCTTGTGTAAGTGATACTCAATTAGTTACTGTTTCAACATTAGGAATTACAGGAAATACTCATTATAAACCAATTATGTCATTACGATGGGGAACACATAGTCAAGTAGTTACTCTTACAGCTCAAGCAGATAAACCTCTATTTATAGGATCAACTGCAATAAACTTAGCAGGAGAAACTAACCTATCAATAGAACATGAAGATGGAGCAATTACTTCTTGTACTATAGCATTAGATTCCCCTCCTGTTATATCTTCTGCAAACTTTACTGGTGGATATCCTGGAACTCAAACAGAATTAAAATTAGCAGATACTTTCTCTTTAAATATAGTATCTGATATACCAATTATAGCTGTACAACTTGATGATTATGGTGCTTATTCTGCTCAATCATTTTCAGTAGTATCTGGAACTAATCATACTGTTATAGGTGTAATAGCAAATAGAGGTACAACGGTTCAAAGTTTAGGTGCTAAAGTAAGAGTACAAAAATCAACTGGCTCATGGTCTACCTATTATTTAACTGAAGATGATGGTAGTGTAGATGGTACAAATTTAGTTAAATTAAATAATCTATATCCTACTGTTTCTACAGGAACTAAAACATATCCAGCATCTCAAGGAGCTTTAAAAGACAGTGAAACAGCTACAATAGTAAATACAGTTACAAATTATGATACAGTCTTATATGATTCTCCTAATGGAGATTTAACAATAACAAATGCTACGACTGTTGAAACACCAAAAACAGTTACAAGACTTTCAGGTAATTATAATATATCCACAAATAATTTTAGAATAACCGCTACAAGAACTGCTAATAATGCAATATCTACAACACAAACAGTTATCTATATAGCTCATGTAGCTTGTACTCTTACAGTAACAGAACCTGCTTCAAGATTAAGAAGTGGTGGAAATGATAGTACTTCTGCACAAAATCATGTTATAACTATTACAGCAAATCAAAACTTATATTCAGCTCCAACTTTAGTTGCTGGAGCAGAGGGTGTATTTCAAGGAGCAGGATTTGCAGGTTCTGGAACAACTTGGACAAGATCATTACAAGTTACCGATACAATGGTCAAACAAGTTTGTAGTTGGGGGAGTATTTCTGGAACTAATTTAGCTGGAATACAAACTGTAGTTATTACAGGTGACTCTACTTATACAATAGGTGGTTTTGTTTCAAGAACTATAACACTCCCTGCATATACGAATACTATTGTTTTTAATACAGAAGTTATTGATTATGCTAAACTAACTTTTACTTGGTCAGTTAAAGCATTACCTAATAAGAGAGTAGTTGGAACAAGTACTGTACCGGATGCAAATTCTTGGAGTATTGATGCACTTTCAATAAATCCAACAACTGCTATTATTTTGGATACAGCAGCAACCAATTCTAGTAGTGTTCCCACAACAGTTATAATAGAGGAGTTAGTATAAATGAAAAAGAAGATTTGTGGAATATATAAAATAGAAAACATTATAAATGGTAAAATTTATATTGGTCAAAGTACAAATATTCCTACAAGATGGGCCAGACACAAAAAGGAAGCTTCAAATATACATTTAAAAAATTCCATAGAAAAACATGGAATTGAAAATTTTAATTTTACAATATTAGAGGAATGTCCATACGAAAGATTAGATGAGAGAGAAATTTTTTATATTTCTAAATATGATTCTTATAATAAAGGATACAATAAAACAACTGGTGGAGGACAATTTAGAAATAGAAAATACATTGCTCCTTGGAATAAGGGGTTAACTAAAGAGACAGATGAAAGAGTGGCTTTATTCTATGAAAAGAGAAAGAAAACTATACCTTGGAGCAAAGGATTAACTAAAGAAACCGATGAAAGATTGAAAACTAGTGGGTTAAATACGTCTAAATTAAGGAAAGGTATTAGCACTGGTCCGAGAAAAGGAAGATCAGTTATAAATTTAACAACAGGTAAAATATTTAAATCAATATCAGAAGCTAGTAGATATTATGATATAGGGATTAGTGATATTTTTGCAGTGTGTGCAAAAAAACAAAATAGAAAGATTGCTGGAGGATATAGTTGGTCTTATTATTCTGATAAGAACTCAAATGTATTTAAAGAGGTAACCAATGTCTCTAAATAATGATCAATTATATTTTGAAATTCAACGGAGAGGATTTCAATGGTCCAAAAACTCTACATTGGATGATACAATTTCTTCAATGCTTTTTGATGCAGATCCTAATACAGCAGTACCATCACACTCAGATGGGGAAGATAAACTAATTAGTATGTTAATCGGAAGTACATTTATGCAAAGTGCTGGTGTATTATGGCTTAAAACTATTATGCCAAATACTTGGATAAGTATAAGTGGTGGAAGTAGTTTAACTCAACTAGATGGTGGAGCAGCAGCAAGTATATATTTAATCTCACAAGTTTTAGATGGAGGAGGAGCATAATATGGCAGTTCAGTTTCAAATAAGAAGAGACACTTCTGTTAACTGGGGATTAACTAATCCTACCTTAGCACAAGGGGAAATGGGATATGAAACAAATACATATAAAATGAAAATAGGAAATGGAACTAGTGATTGGAATACATTAGTTTATTTTCCTACAGCAGCTCTAACATTAGACGCTATAACAGATCCAGCAGTTAATGCAGCTGTAACCACTTTAAAAATAGATGCTTATTCAGGTACAGTAATAACATTAACTACTACAGGAAATTCACAAACATTACAAAATCCAACTTCTTCTTTATCAGGTAAATCTTTTTTAGTTATAAATAATGATACTTCTTCTAATAGTATTACAGTCAATACAATAGTAATTGCTCCAGGTAGTGCTATAAATTTTGTATGGGATGGAAATGTTTGGATTGGTATAGGAGGTGGAACATTAGATCACGCAACACTTAATAACTTATCTTATGCAACTTCTGGTCATACTGGATTTCAAGCTTCATTAGGTTACACTCCTGAAGATATAGTAAATAAAAGTATAAATATTATTACTGATGCATCTTCAGATATAAAATACCCTAGTGTGAAAGCAGTTAAAACTTATGCTGATAGCTTGGTTGGGGGATTGCTAGATTATAGGGGTGCTTATGATGCTTCTAGTAATTTATATCCTTCAGCAGGAGGTTCTGGAGCATCAGGAACTATTTTAGTTGGGGATACTTGGGCTATATCTGTACAAGGAATTCTTGGAAGTGGTGTAGTTCATGTAGGTGATTATATAATATCTAAAGTAGATACTCCTGGACAAACCGCTTCTAATTGGGATTCATTAAATACAAATATTTCATATGTACCAGAAGATTCAGCAAATAAAGTAACTTCTATTTCAGGGGCTTCAACTGATATACAATATCCTTCAGCAAAACTATTATATGATCAAATAAATTTAAAACAAAATACTTTAACTTTTGGAATAGAAGATACGAATGCTGTAAAAATTACAGTGTCAGGAGTTGCTGATCATGATTATGCTAAATTCACTGCTACAGGATTAGAGGGGAGATCTTATTCAGAGGTACTTTCTGATATAGGTGCTCAAGTCAATTTAGGATATACTCCTGAGAATATAGCTAATCTTAGAACCACTTTTCAAGTAGTACCAGATGATACACATTATATTTCAGAAAAATTAGCAAAAGATTCATTAGATAATAAAGAAAATTCATTAGGTAATCCAGATGTAACAGGTAAAATATTATCTTCTACTACAGGAGGAGTTAGATCTTGGATTCTCCCTAGTGGTGGTGTAACTGTTCATAGTGCTTTAACTGGACTTGATTATGCTTCAGCAGGTCATACTGGATTTGAACCAACTATAGGATATACTCCAGAAAATATAATAAATAAAATAACATCCTTTCAAATAACTCCTGATGATACACATTATATAAGTGAAAAACTAGCATATGATCAATTAGCATTAAAAGAAAATTCAGGTGTTGCTACAAGTTATATGGCAACTCATAATAGTACTTATACTCATTCAGATATAGCACTTAATACTGCTTCAAGACATGATGCAGTAACTTTAGGAACAGCTAATGGATTAAGTCTTTTAACTCAACAATTATCTTTAGGTCTATCTGCTTCAGGAGTTCCTGGTGCATTATCTGGAGATGATTGGAATACTTTTAATAATAAACAAGAAAAGATATGGTCTAAAACTGGAACAGAGATATCTCCTTATATATCAGGAGATACTTTAAAAATAAATTCTATAAGTGAAGAAACTCTTGGTGATGGGGTTTATGTAGAAAATGTTTTTATACATCAAGGGGAAATACAATTAGATTTTGATAAAAGAATTGTATTAGGTACACAAAATACTGTATTACCTTATGCATGGTATCATTTAAATGAGGGAACAGGTACTATTGCATATAATATATCTGGTGGAGGAAGAAATCTAAATCTTGTAAATTCTCCAGTATGGGATACTTTAACTCCAAAATTAGGAACAAGTGCTATTTTAATAAACGCTTCTCCAATAGGTGAGAGATTAGAAAATTCTAATAATACCGAATTCGGTTTTAATTTTGATACACCTTTTTCAGTAGAATGTTGGATAAAACCAACTGTATTAGTAGCAGCACAAAAAGTTGTATTTTCTAAGGCTACTGCATTAACTGCTGGTTATTATGTATCAATAATACCCTCTGCAACAGGTAATATTGATTTTATGATGAGAGATCCTGTAACATTACGATACATTCGAAAAACAATTGGAAGTTTAAATTGGACTTCTTTAATTGATGTATATTCTCATATTGCAGTAACATATGATGGTAGTAGAAATCTTGCTGGTATGAATATATATCTTAATAATGTACTTCAAACTCCAACTGTTTCCACAAATACATTAACTGGAGGAGAAACTTTAATTACTGCTACACCATTTCAAATATCAGGTTTAAATGGATCAAGTACTGCAATGACTACTGTAGAGGTAGACGAATTTGTAGTATATGATACAGAAATATCTGTGGCTGATATAAATAATAGATATAATGGTGGTGCAGGTTCTGAGACATTTGGAAATACTGGAGATATAGCTTTAATAAGAAATAATGACTTATCTAAAAAAGTTGAACTTCAATTTGGATCTGGACCAGCAACTCAAAAATTTTCTAAAGATGGAACAAATGAATCTCTACAAGTTGTATTAAGTAATATAGCAACATCAGGAACACATGCTATAAGAAAAAATGAATATGACATTGATCTATTCCTTAAAGCTGATAAATCAAATGTACTTGAATTAAATAATACAACCGCTTTTACTCCAGATGCAGATTATGAACCAGCTACAAAAAAATATGTTGATGATTCAGTAGGAGCTGAGAATTTATGGGATAGAGTGTCTACAACATTATATCCTCATACTATTACTGATAGTGTTACATTAAGTGGTATATTAACTGTAAATGAACCAATTCAATTAGGATTAACTCCAACAGTAGGAACTCATGGAACTGGTGGGAAAATGTTCTGGGATGCAGCTTGGAAAACTCCAGCTTGTGAACTTGAAGATGATGTCACTTTACAAATAGGTCAAGAAACAATGGCCTATGTATATAATGGAACCGGTTCTCAACTAGTACAGGGTAATGTAGTTTATATCTCAGGAACTCAGGATGGTATTCCCTCGGTATCTTTGGCAAAAGGGGATACTGAAACTACTTCAAAAGTTTTAGGTGTTATTACCTCTCTTACAATAGATGATACAAGATATGGCTATTGTACAGTTAGGGGTCATGTAAATAAAATAGATACTTCAGCTTGGAATCTTAATGATGAACTATATCTTGATGCCTCTATTGCAGGGGCGTTAACAAATATAAAACCTAATACTGGTTCATATGATACAAGAGTTGCAAGAGTAATGTTGAAAGATGCAGTTAACGGAAGAATCTTTGTAAATATGGTTAGGGAGTATTCTTTCTCAAGTGCATCAGCGGGATCAGCAGTAACAATGTTTCCTGATGATACAACAATTATAGCATCTGGAACACAATCAACTTATCCTATTAAAACACTTTCAAAAACACCTGTAACTACAACAGAGGATGTTGATTCAATTATATGTACAGCGGCTACTTCCCCGGTTCTTTATGGTACATACCTGAATACTGCTGCAATAGGTAAAACTCTTATTGATGGTGGTATATGGAGTTTTGAAATATGGGCAGGAGTATCTTCTGCGGTAAATGTAACATCTATTACTCAAGGTGTTTATAGGGTAAGACCTGAAATAGGTACAATTACAACTACAGGTACATTAACAACAAGAACAGCAACTGCTTCTACTGGAACACCTTTTGCAACTGCTAAAATAGATGTAGGAGGAACGAGTGACTCAGATTCTTATCTACAAACAACAACAGGATTTTTCAGAATACTATCTAGAGTTTCTGATACAGAAATTACTATAGAAACTCCTACAACATATACTAACCAATCAGATGTAGCCTATTCAGTACATAAAAAATTATTTAGTGTTAATACAGGGGAGATAAACAATACAGCAACTTCTCCTCTATTCGCAGGATTACAACTTTATACTGTAACTTCAGCTCAACCTTCATTTACAGTAGAAACAACGGATACATTAGCTTCTGCTTTTTTTGGAGTATCTGATGGTAGTAGAACTGTTTATTTTGCACATAATGGTACTGCAAGATATTCTCATTTTACTACCCCTCTTATAGCTCTTCATAATGATTTAGCAGGTTTACAAGGTGGAACAACAAATGAGTATTACCATATAACTTCTGCACAAGCCACAGTGGTTGCTAATACGAGTGGTACAAATACAGGTGATAATACTTTTTGGAGTGGTGTAACAAAAATAGGAAATGCCGTATCCAATGATCTTATTACAGGTAAAGCAGGTGGTCAGACTATTTATGGAGGTACTCTTACAACCGAGAATCTAACTATACAGCCTAATAAAGCTGATACAACAACAGGATCAGTGATAATAGATGCTGGTACACAATGTATGAATACAGTTACTGGGGCTTTACAAGTAGCTGGTGGTGTTGGAGTTGGTGGGGATTTATATGCTGGTCATATTGTAGCACAAGGAGCGGGGACTCCAGCCGGTCTTTCAAATGTAATGCTTCAGTCATGGGATTCAACTGATAGTTGGGTTCAAAATAATATACAAAATTTAAGTAATGGAAATTCAGCCTCAAGTGATTGGATTGCTACTGCTGATAATGGTTCTGATACTACAAGATTTATAGATATGGGAATAAATAGTTCAGGATTTTCAGGGGTTCCTTGGACTATCAATGGACCTAATGATGGTTATCTTTATACAAATTCAGGAGTATTGTCTATAGGTACAGCTACTGCTGGAAAAGATTTAACATTCTTTACAGGTGGAACACTTGCAGCTAATGAACGTGCAAGGATTACTTCAGCAGGAAAATTTAGTATAGGTACATCGTCTCCAACAGGTAAGTTTGAAGTATTTAAAGCTGAAAGTTCTGAGCTTATAATAAATCAAGTTGATAGGGATTTTTCAGGTGCTAATAACTGGACAGGGACTAATTGGACTACTTCTGGAGGTACACTTGTCCACACCGTAGGCTCAACAGCCAATGCAATTCTTGCAAATGTAAATTTGACTTCTGGATCAATTAAAGCCGGTAAGAGATACAAAATTTATTTTACAGTAGCTGGAAATACTGCAGGAACTATTATACCTAAGATCGGCTCAGTAAACGGAGCTACTGTGAGCGTTACTATGGGTGCTGGAAATTATATGTCAGCCATAACTGCTGCTGTGGACGATACTTATATAGCATTTCAACCAACCTCAACTTTTGATGGATCAATAACAAATATTAGTGTTATAGAGCAGGGAGTAAAATTTCAGATAAATGAAGCTGGAGACTTGTTGCTCGGATCTTCGGCGTTCGTCACCGGAAATATTGATTTTGTAAAAGAGGGAAATGCTCAAGTATTTGAAATGTCTGACTATTATGATAACAATACATCAAATGTAATTAGGTCTATAAAATACAGAGGGACTATCGCAAGCCCAAAGGCGGTTCTTGACTCTGATACTCTCTTCAACTTTCAAATGGGTGCTTATGATGGAACAGCTAGAGCTGCAAACCAAGCTGGCTTCGGATCATACTCAAGTGGTGCATGGACTCCAACAAATCATGGAACATATATTAGATTTACAGCAACACCATTAAACACAATAACATCTGCAACAGTAGCCGAATATCATGGGGACAAGATTTACTTAGCAAAACCAGTGGGTATTGGAGCAGGAAAATCATCACCAACTAGCCAGATAGATGCAACAACAACTGTAAATGATTCAACTATTGCTTCAAAAGGTTATGCACTTATATCTACTTTTGGAGCAACTACAGGTGCTGTTACAGTAGCAGAAGATGGGGTAAACTTTGTATCTTATGCATCTACAAATACACCAACAGCAGAAGTAATTAGAATTGTTGCAACTGTAGTTCCAACAAGTGCTGGTAATATTACATTTTCTATTAGAGGTGTTTCTTCAGTTGTAGCGGTAAGTAATTTGACAGAGACTACGGTTGACCTTCTTGCAACAGCTATCAATACAGCTCTTAATCTTGATACAACTATAACTACAAATTGGACTGTTACGGTTGCTTCTGCTACGGTTACATTAACAGCAAAAGTTGCAGAGGCAAAGACAGGAACTAATTCATTTATAGATACAGGTTCTACTGGATGTGTTACGACTGTTACCGTAACTACTACAGGGTTATCTGCATATGATCATGCAAATATTCGAGCAATGACTGGCTCTGCTTATAATAACGGATCAGGTCTTATAACCAATATGTCAGGTCTTGTATTTACTGGTGGAATACTAGGAACAGGAAATGTGACAAACTACTATGGTGCTGATATAGGTATCTTCGGAACTGGTGGTGGTAAATTTGGAACAATAGCTGGTTTGGCTGTCCGTAGCATGAACGGATATCATTCAGATGCGAGTACAGTGTCATATGGAATACAACTATTCGCAAACACCAATGCAACTGGAGCAAGTAAATATGGTATTTATATTGGAGGAATATCTGGAGCTAGTACAAACAATTATTCTATTTATTCAGTAAGCGGGACAAATTATTTCGGTGGGAATGTTGGTATTGGTATTACTTCCCCTGTACAAAAACTTGCTATAAATGATGCCAATACTATTACAAATTCATTTGGTAATGTTTTTATTGGAACTACTGATTCTCAAGCAATTGATAAAGGTGGACATTTAGCACTAGGTGGTGTTTATACTAGTACAACTCAAGTACCTTTTGCAAGTATAGCAGGAAGAAAATCAGACGCTACAGATACCTCAACTAAAGGATATCTATCATTATCAACTCTAACTTCAGGGACATTAACTGAGAAAATGAGAATAGATAATTTAGGAAATATAGGTATAGGCACTTCAACCCCATTAACATTTGGATCATCTATAGGATTACATTTATCTGGAATGACAGAGGGTACTTATCCAACAATAACATTACAAAGAAATGACACCATAGTAGCTTCAACTAATGTCTATGGAACGATACAATGGTATTCAAACGATTCTGACCATGTCACAGGAAATATTTGCTCTAGTATTGAATCGGTAGCAAATGGAACTCAGTCCGGCGTTTATCCTAAAGCAGACATAAAAATATCCACAGCAGATGGAACAACAGATATATCAGAGAAATTTCGTTTTTATAGTGATGGAAGAATTGCGCAAGGTACTAGTGCTTCTACTGCAGTTAGTGCAACATTTGCAAGAGCAATGACCGGAGCTACAACACAATATGGACTTTACCAAGGTGCAACAATTAAATCAGATGTTACTGCAAGTGCTTATTCTTTTATATCAGCACCGTTAACAGAAGCTGCATCATTTGCTTTAAATCTTATGTATCATTATTCGTTATTAAATCCAACAATTGGTTCAGGCTCATCTATTACTAACCAAATAGGATATCATGTTCCATCTACTATGACTGGAGCAACAAGTAATTATGGTTTTTATGGGTCTTTAGCATCTGCAACAAATAGATGGAATATCTATATGGCAGGGACAGCCGATAATTATCTTGCTGGAAAGTTAGGTATTGGTAGTGCAACTATACCAGCAATGGCATTAGATATAGAAGGAACAGCCTCTACAACGGGTGTTCAGGCAACACGATATACAGCAGCATCCGCAGGTGCATCACCATACTTTAATTTTAGAAGGTCTAGGGGAAGCTCAGCATCTCCAGTAGTAGTTAATCAAGGTGACAATTTAGGATTATTTTATTTCTACGGTTGGAAAGATGAAAAACCAGATCCTTCTGGAAGAGCTGCAGAGTGGGTTCCTGCTGCTGGATTTGGTGGTGGTGTTGAAAATGATGCAGCAACAGAACATTTAGTTAAAGGATTTATATACTTTAAGACTAATACAGTAGGAGACTTTACTTCAGATGGTGCAGAAAGAATGCGTATTTCTAATGCAGGTTATCTAGGGGTAAATGTAACAGCTCCAACAGCTTTGGTTCATATAGGAGCAAGTTCTACAGTAAGAGCATCCTTATGTTTAGCTTCAGGAACAGCTCCAACAGCACCAGTTGCTGGAGATATATGGAATGATTCAACACAAGCTTGTATAAGATCACAATCTTCAGGAATAACTAAAAGTTTATCGGGTGTTATCTTTACACAAACAGCAAGTGCTACAGTTGGTAATACAACTACAGAAACAACTATGGTTGGAACAGGTGTAGGAGTTACTTTATTACCAGCGAATTTCTGGGTTGCTGGTAAGACTATACGTTTAAAAATGTACGGGCATATTTCGTGTACTGCTTTAGATACAGCTTCTATAAGAGTGAAAGTTGGAAGTGTTACTGTAGCAAGTTCTATTGGTGATGCATTTCCAGTAACTCTTACAAATAGTCTATTTATAGGAGAACTTATAATGACTTGTAGAACTACAGGTGCTACGGGTACTATATTTGTACAAGGTTCAACTACTATATATGCGGCTTCTTCAGCAGATATGACAGTCTATGGAAGACAAATAGTAACTACTTCTGCTGTAACAATAGATACTACAGCAACAGGGCAATTAAATGTAACTTATCAATGGAGTGATGCAAGAGCAGGAAATACAATTACAAGTACAAATTCAGTTATAGAGGTATTAAACTAATGGCTAAACTAAAAATAGATATAAAGAACAAAGATTTACAAAGATTTAAGAATGTCATATTATCACAGTATGAGATAGGTGAAGAAAATCAGATTATACTTGATACTAATGAACAAATAATAGACCATTTAACTATTATGGTGAAAGGTTATCTAAAAAGTTTTGTAGGTAATCAAGAGAGGCATATAAAACAGCAGCAAGCAATCAGTAGTATAACTATTGACGATATTGATTTAGAAGAGTAGAGGATGATATGTCAAATCAAACAGATTTACTAGATATAAAAACAAAAGTAACTCCTCAAGGTGTTTTAAGAATTGATAGAGATACTGTTAAAGATAGTTTAAGAACTACTGATTTATTAAATCCTGATAATAGTGCTATATTAGCTACAATAGTTGAAATGATTATTAAACATAATAGTAAAGTAGTATATGGAACATCAGAACCTCCAGCAACTAATACGTATGAAGAAGGGACGATTTATTTTCAAATATAAAGAGGTAGTATGCAAATAGGACAAAAAGTAAAAATAAAAGAACCATTCAATATAGAATTTGATTTGGAATATACCATTAAAGAAGTAGATGAGAATAATACTTTTGTATTATTAGAAGAGTTAGAATCAGCTTTTGATTTTAAATATATACAGGAGATATAGTCATGGCAATCACAAATAGAGATACTTTAGTAAATGCATTGGCAGCATCAGTAAATTATAAAATATTTAAAGCTTCAAATGCATCATTAACAGCAGGTGTTATTTCTTCTTTATGGAGAACATTAGGTAATCCTACTCAAGGAGCAATACCAACTACTTCAGCAGTATGTACAAATGGCTTATTAGGAAGCTTTATATTACCTTCTATTACTACCGAAAAATTATATATAGGTAAAGCTTCTTTATCTTTAGGAGTTGCGGGTAACATATTTATAATGGACAGACTTGCGCATAGGGGTGGATTAGTTGGAAACATAGCAACTGCTCAAACTGTAAATTTAGATATAGCTACACCAGTATCACAAAATAGATGTTTAGCTAATGGTAGTAATGTTCAATGGTATTTAGAATGGTATGCAGCTACAGGAGCTACGGCAGTTACCGCTACTATAAATTATACAAATTATAATGATGTAACTGGAAGAACAACTACAGTTGCTCTAGCAGCAACAAGACCTATAAGCTGTATGTTACCAATATTACCTGCTTCTGGAGATTTAGGGATTAAGTCTATTCAAACAGTTACTCTTTCAGCTACTACAGGAACAGCAGGAAATTTTGGAGTAACAGCAATAAAACAAATAGCAGAAGTTCCTATTATACTTGCTAATACAGGGAGTATAGTTGATTATGCTGGATTAGGTTTACCTGAAATTTCTTCTGATAGTTGTATAATGTTTTCAGTATTAACTTCCACAACTTCATCAGGATTACTTATGGGATCAATTGATATATTAAAAGCATGAGAAACATAAATTACAATCCAATTGAGGTGAGTTCAAATAATTTTGATAATGATACTATATTTGAACTTATAAAAGAATCAATTTTTGAAAATATTGTATCTACTATAAAATGTTGGATTAAACAAGGTACTAATTGGGTAGTAGTTAAAAACATCTTTGTGAAAAAAGATAATGTATGGAATATAGTAAAACAAATTAAAATCTATTAAGAGGGTATTTATATGGCAAAACCACTAGGAAATAAGACATTACAATTAACAGGAGAAGAACGATGTACAAAAATTTGTTTGTATATAGATGTCAATGGACAAATTACAATGGAATGGGAAAGACATAATGTATGGAAGAATGAAGTAGGTCAAGTACAGAATATGGATATCTCAAGAAGAATAACAAGACATCATGCGTATCTTTCCACTCAACCTAAATTTGGAAGTTTGATGACAGATATCCTTAAAATTACGGATGATGTAGCAGATGAAGATACTTTAGAAAGAGCAAATCAACCAATAGAATAAAAATTTACTAATAATTATTAAAAACTAAAAAGGAGTTTTCAACATATGAAGAGAAAAGATATCAATGTATTTAAAACAGATTTAACTAAACTTGGTACACAACCGGGATTAAAATTTAGATATGCTTATAGTAAAAATATGAAATTACTAGATAATGAAATAGAAGCTATTAAGGATATAATTAAACCTTCTGAAGAGTTTGTATTGTTTCAACAGAAATTGAATGAACTACAAATATCTAATGCTAAAAGAGATGATGCAGGAGAACCTATTATTATAGATAATAATTATATTATGAATGATATGAATAAATTTACATCTGAATATGATCTTCTTATAAGTGAATCAAAGGAATTAGTACAAGAGAGAGAAAAACAAATAAAAGAATTTGAAATATTTATGGAAGAAGATATAAATATTGATTTTATAAAATTAAATAATTCCGATATACCTGAAAATGTTACTGCCAATGAATTTATAAGTATATCGTTTATGATAAATGAAGAGGAATAATATGTTTAATTTATTGTGGCAATTTACTAAATCACAAACAATATCAATAGCTTCAAAAATAAATATAAAGGATATTTTAAATATGACTAAAAAAACCGTAGATAAAGTAAGTGCTCCTGTAAAACAAATTAAGAAAATAAAAGAAGAATTACAACCCGTTAAAACTAAAAAAGAACCTAAATGGCAATCATGGTTCCCTTTTTCTTTTTGCTATGGAGGCGGTAAATTTCAACCATTATATTTTATGGTTACTTTATTTTGTTTTCTCGCTGCTTCTATGCTATATACAAAAATACATGCAGCTTCAGTAGCTATTAAAACTAATACCTTTACACCAGAAATGATTAGTACTGCTGATCTTGGTGTTGTTTTAGGATTTATATCATCTTTAATTCTATTATATAATAACAATAAGAAAAATTATATTAAAGAATTTAATGATGATTCTAAAAAAGACTCTAATAATCAGGTATAAGAATAATGATTTTTTCATTAGAGAGAATATTAGATTATGTTAATTTAGGCTGTATTAGCCTAAATATTTTTTTTGTTATATATTTAAGATTTTCTAATTATTTATTTTTTAAACAATATGGTGCTCAAATAATTTCAAAGAAAACAATAAGATTTTTAGATGGTGTACTTATTATTGAATCTCTATTCCTCGCTGCTCTTTATAGTTGGATAAAAAACAATATATTATTTGGAGCAGAAGAACTTAGTTTGACGTTATATAATATTGCAGAACACGGTAAAAGTTTATATTTTCTTAGTGCTTGTTTTTTAATTTGGAAAGAAGCAAGATATGATAAAATAAAAATATTATCTAAGATAAATCAAGCTAAAAATATAATAAATTCAATACGAGGTACGATCAATGAGTTATGATGCAAAACAAATAGGGGAGTATGCTGCTTATGGTATTGCAGTAGCATATTCCTTTTTTAAAATTATACAAAATATATATACTGCTTTAAAAGACTTAATAACTAAAAAAGTAGAAAAACAAAAAGAAAATTCTGTTGTTGTAAATGTTGGTAATACCCCTACCATTAAAAATGAAGATGATTTTATATTTAGATTTATGGCATTATTCTTTGAACAAGGGAAAGTACTTAAAGCAATGTATGATATGAAATCAGATATTTTACGGGATCAAATGGAATACTATTTTAAACATGTACAGGCAATAAAAATAAGTACATCAAATGTAATTGTAGGATTATTAAAAGATGCAGACTTAGATGATGTTCATTTTGGAACTTATTTTAATAATTTTGAAAATTTTATGGAAATAGTAGAATCACAAAGTTTAACTATTTTTAGAAGAATGTGTAAAGAAAACCATTTTTCTAAATATACTAATTCTGAATATAAAGAATTAGTTAATAGAAATATATCTATTATAGAAGGTAATATTAACGAATTATTTAGAAAACGATATATACAAAGGTTATATATAAAAAACTTTAGTAGAATGGAAGCAATAAATCCTCTTATTAGATCTGCATTACATGATTGTTTTGATACTGCTAGAACAATATCAATAGAAAAAGAAACCAAAGTCAAAATTATGCAAGAAGATTTTGAAAATGAAGTCTCTAAACTAATCGGAAAAAAATATACCCTCAATAATTAAATATATTTTAAATTTTTATATTACTAATAAATAATAGGTAAAAAGATTGAAAAAATATGAACGCAAATTTGAAGAATCTCTTAATATAGATAATTTAATTGAAACCATTGAATTAAAAGAATCTTGTTCTAATATTGCTGCAACATCATTTGAATCTTTTTATAATATAATAAATATGTATAAAGAATTAGAAAAAGAACAATGTGAAGATAAAAAAAAGATACTCAGAAAATTAAAATGTCTTCTTACAGATTTTGTAACCATAGATTCATTAATTTCAAAAAATTTTGATTATAAAGGCATAGCTGGTTCTCATTATAGAATATAACGAGGTGATATGAAAAGATATAAACCATATAAATTTAAAGAAGCGGATTCTTTATCAGATTTAACTGATGTTGATCTTGTAGATAAATTTGTACAATTAGGTTAACATATGTTCGGTATTATTTATAAAGCAACAAATATTATTAATAATAAATGTTATATAGGACAAACTATAAAATCAATAGATGCAAGAATTTCTGAACATTATAAAAATGTATCCCGTAACAATATAACATATTTTTATAATGCTATTCGTTTATATAAAGAAGAAAATTTTATTTGGGAAATTATTGATGAAGCTTCTTCTAAAAAAGAGCTAAATGAAAAAGAAAAAGAATGGGTTTGGCTGTATAAATCAAATGATGCTTTATATGGGTATAATATGACTGAGGGGGGTAATGGGGGAGCTACAAGAATAGGCAGACCTCATACAATAGAAACTAAGCAAAAAATTAGTCAAATACATAAAGGTAAAAAAAGATCACCATTATCTGAAGAAACAAAACAAAAAATTAGTGATTCAGAAAAAGGTAGAATACCTTGGAATAAAGGAATGGAATATTCAGAAGAACAAAAACAAAAATTATGTCATGGACCATTTTCAGAAGAACGTAAAGCTAATATGAAAAATAAGAGTGGAGTTAATAATCCTTTTTATGGAAAAACTCATTCAGATGAATGGAAGCTTAATAAAAGTAAAAATCATCATAATAGGAGAGATGATATAACTATAGATAAAATATTAGACTTTATAAATAATGGATTATCGATAAAAGATATTATGAAAGAATTAAATTGTAGCTATAAAGTAATATATACTAGAATGAAGGTATTTAAAAATGAAGCGATATAAAAGATATTTTGAAGAAGAAAATTCTACTAATAATTTAACAGATATTAAATTAACAGAAAATTTAATTAATTTTATTAAAGAAAACCCCTTTCCAAAAGATGAAATTTTGCATAAGTTCGCAGAAGATAATGGTTATGAGCCGGATCTTGTAGAACAATATGCTTATGCCTTTCTTACGGTTATAATCACAGGAGGAAAATCTAAAGGGAATACCTCTAAAATAACCGAAGATCAACTTAAAATAGGATTACAAATAGAAAAAGAACATGTAGAACTTGATAAAAAATATGAAGATAATAAAGTCATAAAAGCTATTCAAGAAATATATGAAACAAAAATATCATCTGATCATTATGCTGAAAATAAAACGTATTATGATCAACAATTATTTAAGGACGAATTAAAAAAAGAGGCTTAAATAATTATGAAAAGATATAAAAGACAATTTATAGAATCTAATATAGAGGTAACTCTTTGTTATGATACAACCAAAAGACTATTTTATATATGTACAAGTTGTGGTAACACTTATTTTCATAATGATTTTAAAGGTATGGCTAAAGTACTTAATTATATGGAAGTAAACTGTCTTCATACGGATTCAAATGATCCTAAAGAAATACTAGCTAAAGTATTAGAAATGCCGCATAAATTAGATATACATATTGATCCAGTTAATTTTAGAAAAAATGCACAACTATAATATATAATAAAGGTGAATAATTATGAAAAGATACAAACCAGTCTATAAAATAAAAGAAGATGCGGAAGAGGATAAATCTTTAAAAGCTATAAAAGATTTAATAGATATGAAATCTATTGATACAGAAGAAGAACAAGGTAAATTTATGGCTCTTATTAAAGGTCTTATATTTGCAGATAATAAACATGGAGATGAATTTCTTAAACAGATTAATGATTTTACATCAAGTCTTAAAATAGAAGATTTTAAATAGGTATTTTATGAAAAGATACAAAAGACATTTTATAGAAGATGATCTAAATAGTACTCCAGAATGGTATGACAAAAAGATTAATGGTCTTATAAGAGTACTTAGAGACGAATCATTTGCCTCAGAAGATCAAAGAAAAAAAATGATTGATATACTTTCATCATTATTAAATTCATCCGATAAAAGAGCTAGATTATTATTTAAAAAAATTGGTGAACATCTTACAGAAATTGGTGATGAAATTCTAAAATATGGACAAGAAGCAAAAGAGGGCTAATGAATAGATATAGAACATTACAGGAACAAGCTAAAGCAAAGGGGAAATTACTTTAATGAATACTGAATTTATATCTGGTCTTTATGTAAAGTTTGACGATGTAGTGAAAACTAATATTCATGGTATCATTTATATTGCTTTAAATACATTAAACAATAAATGTTACATAGGCCAAACTAAGCTTGATTTAAACACAAGAAAATCTCAACACATGAGACCACAGTGCAAAACATATTTTAGTTATGCATTAAAAAAATATAATGATAATTTTATATGGTCAATTTGTGATATAGGATATTCAAAAGAGGAACTAGATATCAAAGAAAAGTATCTAATTAACCATTACCAAAGTAACAATAAAGATTTTGGTTATAATTTAACTTCTGGTGGTGATGGTAGATGTGATTTTAAACATAGAAAATCCTCTAATGACCAAAGAGCTTTATCTAATAAAAAATATTATACTGATTTATTCTATAAAGAGTATAATGTTAAATCTATACTAGATTATATGGAAAATAATGAGGTTACCTTTGTTGATTGTGCTATACAATTCAATTTAAAACCCAATAAATTAAAAAATTTTTTCAGAAAAGAATTTCTTGATTTATATAATTTTTACTTGCAAAGAAGTGAAAAATTGAGATGCAAAAGAACTCAAAAGGGATTATTAGCTAGAGAGTTTGTTCCTAAAAAAATAAATGTGGATATAAATGTAATACTAAAATTATTATATGTATGTAATTCCTTTATAGAAATAGCTAATAAATTAAATGTAACCTCAGGAATTATTAAGAATAGATTGCAAGAATATAATATGGAACTTTATAATGATATAGTTAAAAAATATATTAAAATAAGAAATATAAATATTACTAATAAAAGGTACGGAAAAGATTTAATTGGTATATCAGAGGTATTATGAGTAGATATAGATATTTAGAGGATAAAGCAAAACTTAAAGGGAAAATTCTTCTTATAGAGAATGTATCTTTGCATATAGATTCAAAAAATATAGAAATATTTGATAAACCTCGGATAATAGAATCAGTAGATAATGGATCATATACTGCAAGAGCTATAATAAAGAATGTTCCTGTAAGCAAATTTACTGAGAATTTAAACGGTAGAATTTATAATAAGCAGTTAGATGAACGTATTATAAATAATGGATTAGCAGAAGGTAATTTATCATTAGCTGATCATCCAGAAGATGATGGATCTATAACTAGAATTTGTGGTGTATGGCATAATCCTAGAATGGATGATAAATATTCTTATGGAGATTGGTATTTAGTTGGAGATCATGGGCAACTCATATTAGAAACAATTAAAGCCGGAGGAAAAATAGGTGTAAGTCGAGTTGGGTTTGGAGAAATTTTAGAAGATGGTAAAACAGTTGATCCAGATTCATATGAACTTCAAAGATATGGGGATGCTGTAGTAAACCCCTCCCAAGAAGTTTTTGCTACTTATGAAAATCTTACTGAGAATATATCTGAATCTATACAAAAAGATATAATAAAAGAAATTATTATAAATGAAAAAAATATAATTGAAAATAAAACTACTAATATATTAACAAATGTATTAGAACAAAATGAGGTAAAAAACGATATGTCAGAAAAATTTATTGAAGCTTCTTTAAGAATGCAGGTAAAACAATTAATTAAAGAAGCTGAGAACAGCACTATGCCTGTTGATTCTATAAAGGATCTTCAGGAAGTTTTGAAGACTGTTCCAGCTACTATGGTAGAAGATATAGTTAAACTAGAAAATACTATATCTAAACTTCAAGAAAAAATTGAAGTTGAAAAAGTTCTTGCTCAAAAAGAACTTAAAGAAAGTAAAGAAACACTCGAATCACTTTCTAAAAAATACGAAGTTGCTAATCAAACCATAGAAGGTATGAAAAAACAACTCGAAAAAGCTAATACTCTAGTTGAAAAAGCTGTTAATCCAGACCTAGAAAAAAGTATCAAAATGATGGAAGCTGATCTAAGTCAATTTACCAAAGACAGACCTCTTATGGAAAATGATATCAAATGCCTTACAGAAAAAATAGCTATCAAAGAAGCTGAACTCAAAGCTTTTGAAGAAGATACTATTCTTAGAGATAAAGACATTGCTAAATTCAAAGAAGAAAGAAAAGCCCTTAGAAAAAAAGTATCTGTATCAGATAAAGCTCTTAAAGAAGCTGAAAAACATATTTCAGATCTTGAAAAAACTCTTAAAGAAGATTTTGGGTATGACTTCGATGATGAAATGATAGATGACTCTATGGAAGATGAAGATGAAATCTATTCAGATGAAGATCTAGCCGATTATGATTATATGGAAGATGAAGGTGGTCTTACTGGTAATGGAGATATAGATGACTATATGTTCGTTGAAGAAGATGATGAAGACAAAGATGAAGAAGACGATAAAGTAGAAGAAGCAGATGATTCAGAAGATGATGATAAAGAAGAAATCGAAGAATCTGACGACGAAGACGACAAAGAAGAAGTAAAAGAAGATGACGAAGATGATGATAAAATGGCAGCTCTAAGAGCTAAAAAAGAACAAGCTCTTCGTAGAAAAAGAATAGAACTTAAAAAACAAGAAGATGCTAAGAAAAAAGAAGTTAAACCAGAAATCAAAAAAGAATCTAAATCTAAAGTTGTAGAAGCTGTTCAACAATATTATATGGAGTCTATTAGAAAAACTCCTGCAATCAAAGATATCAGAAGTTCTATTATGAGTTCAACTTCACTCTCTGAAGCAATAGAAAAAGTACAAAGATTCAAATCAAAAAGATTCGGAAATGATATGCTAAAACTAGACGAATCATCTAAGAAAAAAGATCAATACGTAGATTACAAATTTGATATAAACGAAGACTAATACAAACAATATTTCTTTCCTCTTTATATTAGAAGAGGAAAGAAAATATTTTAAAAATTTATTTTACTAATAAATAAGTTTTTAAAATGTTATTTAAGGAATCTCAAAGATAGGCAGTTAAATTAAATAAGGATCAATCCCTCTAAATTCCACGTAAGGTCAGACCATTAAGTCATTAAATATTAATAAAAATTTATGAATTTTTATTACTAATAAATAAATTTAAACAAATAACGAGGTTATTAAAATACTATGAAACACGGAAGACAAACTCAGTCTCCAGAAAAAATGCAAGAAGAAGTTATGAGACTTTATTCCGATAAGTCCAGACTCGGAGAAGCACTTGCAAGTAAATGGGGCAAAACAAAACTAGTTGGACCAGAACTCGCTAAAATAGCAGAATCTAATCCTAAAAAAGCTGGAAGAGCTTCTATCGCTCTTAACAACCAAGAAAAAGTTCTTAAAGCAATAATCAAAGAAAATGTATATTCTACAACTTTTGGTTCTTCTGTAAAACCAGAACATATGCTCAAAGCAGTATTCCTTGGTGCAGCTAATTCTCATAGAGGTGATATCTTTACTGAATATCCTCTTACATCTACAGATGATGCACTTTTCTATATCCAAGCTACTTATGAGCAATCCTTAAGAGGAGCTACAGCAGGAGCAAGATCATACGAAAGTGTTAAACCATACTACTCTGGAGAAGAATATTATGGTTCAGTTGGTACAGGTACAGGAGCACAAACAGCTTTCACTTCTGCTGCAATGTCACCTCTTCCTCTTATTCCTTGGTCAGTTAGAATCACTGTTGCTGGAGCTATTGTTGCTCAAGATAATGGTTCAGGTACTCTTGTAGGTACTCTGCTTAATTCAGCTCTTACAAATACCATAGTATATGCAACTGGTGTTGTTACTCTTAACTTTACTGCTGCTCCTGCACTTAATGCAGCTATAGCAGTTTCTTATCAGTGGAACTCAGAGGACGCTTCAAACTATAGTTCTTATGGTACTATGGCACTTGAACTTACTAAAACCCGTTTTAATGCACGTCCTATGCCTCTTGGATATAGAATCTCTGATATGACTCAAATCATGTTTGAAACAACTGGTCTTGGAGATGCTAAAGATTATCTTGCACAAGCAATTGCACAAGAACATTCAAGAGCAAGAGACTATAGAGCTATTGCAAGAGCAAGACAAGTTGCACTTTCTAATGCTACAGCTACATTTGATACAGACTTTGCTGCTGCTGGTGAGATCAGTTATAAATCCCATGCACAGAGACTTTTAAATGAAATTGAAAGAGTTGGTGCTGTAATTTATGATGATATTAAAAGAGGCGGGATTACTCAAGTTGTTGCTGGTGCTAAAGCCACTACTTATGCAAAAAATCACGATCTTTGGGTAGATGATAATTCAGAAGGTATTACTAAGAATGGTCTTTATAAATCAGGCAGACTTTCTAATATTGATGTGTATACTTGCCCAGCAGATAGTTCACTTGTTGCAACTAACGAAATGATGATTGTATATAAGAATCCTACAGAAGGACTTGATACAAGTATAGTATTCGGAAATTTGGCGGAGATCGACAGTTCTCTAAGATATCCTAACTTTGTAACGGAAGGTAATAGCGCAACTATTGAGGATGCGAAAGTAACGAATGCAAAATTTGTAAGACTCCTTACATTATCTAGTTTAGTTTAATCTTTAAAAAATATTTTTAAATTTAAAAGCCCCTTTAATTAGGGGCTTTTTTATTATCACTAAAATAATCATATAATGAAAAATCAACTTCTTTCATACCCTCTCTCATCATTTCTAATACTCCAGAAAAAGGGTCATATTCTTCTGCTATAATTGGGAATATTTCTATCAAATCTTTTGACTCTACCCATTTTATTAGTGAATTAGCTATAATCTCTCTTACATATTTATTAGATCTATTATAATCACTTATAAATTTTCTTATTCCTAGAATACAAAAATTAGCTGGTAATAATGCTTTTTTATCTATAAATCCATGAGAATAATTATTGTTAATTTCTACATCTTCATAAGATAAATTTAATTCTTCTAATAACTCACCAAAATAATTAAATAGCGTTCCTCCATCTAATTGAATAAAATAAGGTATTCTTATTACTCTATTATCTTCCTTTAAATCCAACCATAAAGCATCTTTATATATATCGCGTAATATAGTAGATGTATCTGTATAATGTCTATATCCATCAAATTCTACAAGATATTTATCATTAATAACTAGATCACCCCTGTATCTTTGTCCTATTTTCACATTAACTTTAATATCTATATTAACATGATACTGAAGTTGCTTAAAAATATCTATCATTTTTTTCTCTGTCAAATAATCTTCATATTTAAGTATTATCATTATTTTTTTTCCTTTGTTAATTTTTTTGTAAATTATATTTTTTTAATAGAAAGCATAAAATCTGTTGTATCAAGAAATTCTGCTTGATTATAATATTCTATTAACTTCTCGGAATTTCTAGTAATAAATTTTATAATATTTCTTTTTTCTTTACTGGATAAAGTTAAATTCTTTTCTTCTATAATTTTAATATTATTAGCATTAGATGTAATAGAGAATTTAATAAATTCAAATTCAGCTTTTTTAACATTATGTACATAATGAATATGTGGAAAATTGATATGTCTTTCTTCTGGTCTAATTTGAATAGTCCCTTCCTCTATACCAGAATATTTTGGCATTATATTTGCCATTTCAAAGAGTTTTCTTTTATATCTATACATTTAATTTTCTCCTTCTTCCTTATTTTTAAAAACTAAAGTTTTCCAAGTTCTTCTGCTTTAATATTTAATAACTTACCTATGTATTTAGGAGCATTAAATTTATGATTTTTTAAAATATTTTTTATTCGTACAATTTCTTTATATTGAGATTCTTTTATAAATCCACATGTAAGTACTCCACATAAGGAAGCTAAATATGATTTTATACTTCTCATATCTTCAGTTGAAGTAGAGTAGTCTATAGTATAACTTATCCTCATACAACTTTTAATCATATTCATAATATCATTATGTTGTTTAATATCAATTTTAAAATAAACATAAATTTTACATAGTGATTTATCACTTAGATTTTTATTATAAGAACTAGCAATTTCAACTTTAGATATTCTATTATCCATCATTATACCAAATATTTTTTCTCTGGGTATTATATAAGATTTTCTTATCATTGTTTTTCTCCTTATTGAATCATTTTTTTAACTACTTATTAGCTATATACAATATACAAAACATATATAGAAAAGTAAACAACTTTTTTCTATTTTTTCAAAAAAAGTGGTTTTTATTTTAATACAAAAAAGCTTATAAATAATTATATAAATTTATATATCTATGTTTAGCTTCTTAATTTTTCTACTTCTAGTATAGTGCTTTTACATAGAGGACAATAAGAAGATTCTATCTTACTTAACCAATTATGATTACATTCACTACAAGTATGATCTATTGCCTTGACTGTATAATCTTTCTTTTCATTTGCCATTGTTATATCCCATAGTAATAGATTGTCTTATTACATTTTCATCTGAATAATCTAAAGTCATTTTAGATGGAAAACAGTTTTTATAAATAGTAACTTTACCATACCTCTTAAAAAGTAAATTACTTATTTTATAGGGTAAATAGTTAGCTATTTTATACATCCAAGTGTATTTATAATTTGTAATTTGTATATCCATTATTATACCTCTTATGGTTTTTTAGGTGGTTTACTAATTTACTTTTCTATAAACCATTTACAATTATTATTTTTATTTATTTCGCTCGGTTCTAAATCATATGTATATACTATACTTTTCCAAGTATATTCAATTTTAGTATTAGAGGGGGATTTACAGAAATATTTTGTAGGGTATCCAAATTTAGGTTGTTCTACAAAATATTTACAGTTATCACAGCATACTTTATCATTCATTTTATATCATCTCCACATTAAATTTAAATACTTCCCAACCTTCTTTCTTACTCTGACTACTTAGAGTGTAATTATAATCACCATAGTTTCTTTCATTGAATAATCCTATTGCTCCCTCTTTAGTTACATCTAGCAACACTGCTTTCATGTCATCTTTAAAATCTTTATGAACTACCCCATACATTATTGTCATTTTTTTACTCTTGCTCCTATAAGTAGTTTTGCTTTATCTAACATAAAATCTGGTATCTCTACGGTAATATATTTAGCTTCCTTTTTCTTAACAAATATTCTTCCTTCTGGTTCAAACCAACCATTATTATCATCATAGTCATCTACTACCTTTGTTTGAACACAAAAACCATTTACATTTAATATAGTAAAGTCTTCTTCTTTTATACTATCTAATGTCCTTATATTGATACTATCAGAATCACCATAACCATCAAACATATACATTGAAGATGATATAAGTACATCCCCTTTCTTTATTTGTTTTTTAAATGATTTATTATAATCCAGTTCTATCCAACCTCTTTTAGTTAATTCCTCTATAGTTTTCATTTCTCTACCCCCGTTCCATAGCATGAATTACATGTATCATCTTCATCTATTTGATAACAATCTAATATTCCAGTTCCATTACACACAGAACAATCATTAAATACAAAAGTGCATTGTCCTACTTGTTCTACCACTAGTTTTTCACCATAACATTTAGGACAAGTAATTCTTTCTTTAAGAACTTCTTTGGCTAACAGTATAGGACAATCTTGTTTATGAGTATCATTCTTTTCCTCACATATGAAACATTTTCCTGTACCATCATTACATACAAGCATAGTATCAAGTAAGGCTTGAGCTAATTTCTTTATTATTTCATCTTTACTTAATTCCATAATTATTTATCCTCTATATGCGTAAATTTTCTTCCATGATTAAATCCTCCAACATATGTTGAATCAATAATATATTTAAGTGCTTTCATACCGAGCATAAATGAATGCATAATTGCTTCTTGAGTTTCTTCCGTCCAGCATTTCTTTTCTACATCCCATATATTATATTGTTATCCATCAGGCATAATAATCCATATAGCAATCTTACCCTCCCTGTCTGTTGTAAAAAACTTTGGCTCATATTCTTTCATAACTATTTATCCTTTAATATTTGTTTTAGAATATTATCAAAAGTCATTTCTGATATAGTTTCTAATTCTTTTATACAAGCATCCCAACCATCTATCCAATTAGAGCGATTTGGTGTTATTATTAAAGATGGCTTTTTATCCATTATAACTCTTTTACGAATATTGAATTCTTGTTTATTCATTTCAGAATACCTCTCTCTATAAGAATATTAGCAACTTCTTCTAATACTTTTTCATCTTGAATTAAGTTTTCTATTTGATCTTTAAGAATTTTCTTTCTATTTAGTTCTTGATAATACTTTAATGTATCATATATTTTTTCAAATGATCCATCAAAAAATGACATCTCTGGTCTGATATTATGGGAGTAAAAACGATAACTAGAATCATCTAAATGATCTTTGTCTAAATATACAGTTATTCCAATATTATAAAATTCTTTTATAATATTTTTTATTTCGCCTATTGTAGTATTATCAGTTATAACTTGTTTATTCATTTGAACTCCTCCATAATAAAATTATTAAATTAACTACCATCATAAATCCATTGAGTAGTACAAATGAAATATTATTATAAAATGCACATATACACATTGCTATAAAACTAATCATTATTGCTATTATCGTTATCCACATATTATTATATCCCCATATTTTAATTGAATCTTCTATCAATTCTTTTTTCTACATGTTGATTATCTTTCTTCTTTTCTTTTCTGAAGCCCCTTACATAAGCAACTAATTCCATATCTTCCATATTATTTTTGAAAGCCTTTCTAAAATTTTTGATTTGAATTTCCTGTGCTTGTGTCATTGTTATTTCTCCTTATTTTATTTTTAAAAAACTTTTAATACCATGTTCCCTTTTATAATTATCTATTGCTTGTCTGACTAATTCTAGTCTTACTTTATCATCTCTTTTTATTATTTCTTTATTTATATTACATTTAGAATCATTACATAATGTTTCAAAAGAATTAAGACATATATAATAGTGAATACATTTTTTCATTTTTAATAATTCTTCCTATATCTATAATATAATTAAAAAATTTTAAAAGTATAATTTTTTTTAGTTTAGTTCTAAATTATATCCATTATTATTCATGAATTTTTTATAGTTATCTTTTATTCTATGTATTATATGTACCACTTGAATTCTATTTACAAGTTTTGCTATTTCTTTATATGTTTTACCTTCTTCCAGAAGATTCCATATAATCATTTCTGATTCTTTTAGAGTAGCTTTAAAGTCTTTTACTATAAGAGCAAATACAGTTTCTTCTTCATGTGATTCTACTTTTCCATCTATAAGTACTTCATTATCATTATGATCTTTTTGATATATAGAAACTATATTTTTTTCAATTTGTTTATTAAAAGATTCATAGCTATTTGTATTGAAATAGGATGTTAAATGTTGTTTAAAAGTAACTCCAAAAGAGTATTGAGCTTGATTGTGTGTTTTCTGAGGATTAACATACTCAAGAGCTTTAAGCATTATTAAGTAGCACTCCTGCATATTATCTTCGTATGAAGCTTGTGATTGATATCGTCTTGATATAACATTACAGAGAGGATAATATTTTTTATACAGATAGGCTTCAATACTAGCTCTTGTTCTATAATGTTGGTTTATAGTATCCGACCATTTTTCTATTACTTCCAAATCTGTTAGATGATTGAATGTTTGTTTTTGCATTTCTATTTCTCCTTATTTAAATTATTTTTTAAATTAACTCAGCATTTTAATCATTCAATAATTTCCAAGCAAATAAAATAGCTTCATTATTTGTCATTTTTTCATTTTTTAAATTTTTTAGATTTAACCAAGTTTTTAACTGTTTTATATCTGACGAAGATATTTCTTTTCCATTCTTCTGCCATTTATAAGAAATTACTTCTAAAGTTTTAAAATCTATTCTTACTTCATAACAATCCTTCTTAGTAATATGAAAATGAACTGGAGCATGATCTGTATAAACCTCTATTTTTAGATCCTTAATTATTCCTATTGAAGCCATTTCAAAAAATGGTTGATATCTTTCACATTGTTTTTCTTTCATTTTTATTTCTCCTTTAATTATTAGTTTATCCATATATTAAATTATATTTTTTATCGCTTCTACTACTAGTTCATAACTAATACCACATTCTGATAATCTAATAAAAGGTATTTTATCTTTATTAAATTCAAAAATCTGGGATGTTTCAGTGTCTATTAAATGTATTTTATTTCCTTCAAATCTTTCAGCTACTAACATTTTCTTTCTCCTTATTTAATTTAATGTTACTGTAATTTATTGCTTTTAAAATGTAAACAACTTTTTTAATTTATTTCACTTTTTTTAAATTATCTATTATTTCATCAATAGTAATTTCTCCTTTACCATTCCAATATTTCATTAGAGTATCTTTATTTAATTTAATCCAATCAAATATTTTATTTAATTTTTTAGCTTCAATTTTAATATTACTTTTTAATTCTGGTTCATCGGATATAGTTATAGATATAAATTTATTATCTATTTTTATTTTAATTCTAGCTGAATGTTTCTCCTTACCTGATTGGGGAGCTATCCATACAATATAATCTAATCCAGTTTTTTTTGTTGATATATTTGACATCTCATATAAGCTTTGATATCTTTCCATCTTTGTTTCTTTGTTTCTCCTTATTTAATTACTATTCATACCATCCCAAAATATTTCAATGGCATCTTTATTAGTTATATTTTTATTTTTATATTTATCTTTTAACCAACGACTGATTTTTTTAAGTTCTGTTGAAGATATTTCTGAACCATCTTTTTGCCATTTATAAGATAATATTTCCATATTTTTTAGATTCAATCTAACTTCAAATTTATCTTTTTTTGTTACATGAAAATGAGCTGGATCATGATCAGTATATACTTCTATAATTAAACCATTTATCTGACCTACTTTAACCATTTCAAAAAATTTTTCATATCGTTCCTTCATATTATTTCACTCTTTTCATTTTTTTAAAGAAATCTTTAAGACTCATTTCCCCTTTACTATTCCAATAATCTAGTAATACTTGTTCATTCTTTATTATCCAGATTTTAATTTGATTTAGATCTTTAGAATCTATTATATCTTTTTTAGATTTAATCATTATTTCTGGATTAGATGATATAGATATAGGAATAAATTCATTATTAACTTCAACTTTAATTCTTGCCCAATGTTTTTCTTTTCCCGTTTGAGTTTGAATCCATATTTTATAATTTAAACCGGTATCTGATTTAGTTAGATTTGCCATTTCAAAAAAAGGTTGATATCTTTTTTTAGTCTTGTTCATTTCTATTTCTCCTTTAACTTCTTTTATTAAATCTAGTACTAATATAAAACATATATAAGAAAAGTAAACCTTTTTTTCACTTTTTTTAAAAAAAGTTACTGTTTTTAATTTAACATATATAGGAGAAATTTGTATTAAAATTTTAGTATAAAATATGACAAATAATTATAAACAGATAATAGATGATAAATATTTTAATCTTGATGCAGATGAACGTAAAAAGATATATGAGTTATATTTTAATAAGGAA